TTACCGGCCGGTCGGGGTCCGGGGGTGGAGGGTATACCCCCCTGGGGTACCCCGGAGGGGTACCCCGAGGGGGGCCGGCCAGGACCCCCCGAAGGGGGGTCCTGGACCGGGGGGTGGCCCAGGGCCCACCGGGCCCGGTCCCCCCGAAGGGGGGACCGGGACCCGCCCCCCGTGGTGCCAGAGGGGGGTACCCCCGGGGGGTACCCAGAGCAGGGGCGACACGCCGGGCGACACGCCGTCTGACCAGCGACAACAGATTGGGGTTTGACATCGCACAGCACCGTGGTGTAGCTTGGAAAGCACAACAGCACAGGGGATCGCAGAGCAGGTCACTTGACATCGCTCACCGCGACGTGTAGAGTCGGAGACGACAACAGCACAGCGGACATCGCGAAACGGTTCGGGAACCCACATGCCAGCGGGTTTGAGACAGCACAGCGCACAGGAACACTACGAACCGGCCGGGTCAATCCGGCACTTGACATCGCACAGTCCATCAGCTAGAGTCGAAGACACAACAGCACAACGCGGTACCGAGTACGAGTCACTTGACATCGCACACACGATCCGCTAGAGTTGGTTGTACCAGCAGCACCAAGTTCTTCCGCACGAGCACCACGCGGGAGTCAGCCGATAGCTTCGGTCAGCGTCGCCCGTCAGAGGGGCTTCATCCCCCCGTCTCGGCTGGCGGGGGGAAATAGCTCGCCGTCAGAAATGACTCACGGCAGGGACGTACCCTTCTCGAAGCGATAGCCAAGCAAGGCGGGCGCAAGGCATGGTTGTTGAGCCACACCATGTCACAACGTGTTGAATCCGCGTGTGACCAGTCATGGTCCGTAACCGTGGTCTATGCCGGTAGCAGTAAACCGGACCGCCACGCATCGGACGTGAGACTTGATCGGGAGTGTTGCGGACGACATAAGGCTAATGGGCAAGCGTTGGCCCGCCGGAAGCACTGTCCGGGAACAACGCACGCAAACCAAGGGGTGGGCCTCACCCCTGAGCCAATCGGCTCGAAGAGGCACGGACAGGCAGGTTCGCATCACCGACATCACGGGTGATCCAGCTTCGATGCCGGCTGTCCACTAGGCATGGTTGGAAACGACGACTGACCTGCTCATCGGAGTAGGCACGATTCAAGAAGGCAATCGTCCTGGCCGCTACCCATGCCCCCTTTTTTACCGTCAGACTTGACATCGCACAGCGATTGGAGTAGACATGGACGTGTACGGCAAGCACCGAGTGATCAGCCAGAACGCACAAGGCAACGTGTTGCGAGTGCTGGTCGAAGACATCGAGACGGGTGAGCGGTCCTACCGCGTCATTCCTCTGCCCTGAGACTTGACATCGCACAGAGAGGCAAGACATGTACGTCACGGTCGTCTTCTTGCAGGACCACGAGTTCTACGAGATCGCAGACATGGGTCCGGGCGAGATGTTCGAGCACCTCGCGCAGTGGGACCACGGCGAGTACGGACACGTCTACACCGAGGCACCGTGGGGTCGCCTCGACAGGACCTACGAGTACGGACCTGACTACGTGCTCGCCATCGGCGACACCTACGCCAGCTTGAACCGACGACTGGAGGCGTGATGACCACGCGAGTAGAGACCATCCTCATCAAGGCAGACTTCGGGAGTGCCGTGATCGCCGGCCTCGAGGGATCGACGGACGTGCGGTGGGCCCGCCAGGTGTGGGCTGAGCTTCGCGAGAGCGTTGGCTATCGCAAGGCACCGGCCGCACTGCTGACCAGCGGCGCATCACAGCAGAAGCTGTCGAAGAACAGCCTGCCCAGCTTCGGTCTCATGCTCACACCCGAGCGAGGCATGAATGCCGAGAGCCTTCGGGACGTGCGGGAAGCCTTCGGCCTTTCCGGAGCTTTCAACCTGTGCCCGATGGCATCCAAGGGATGCGCTGCAGCGTGCCTGTCACGGTCGGGTCAGTCAGGTATGCCTGCCCAGCAGCGTGCTCAAGCTGTGAGGACCGCGATGCTGCTCTCGCATCCTGTCCTCTCAGGCTTGCTGATCGGTGACGAGATTCGCAAGGCTCTGCGTAGGCATGGCCGGATCAACCTGCGGCTGAACACGACCAGCGACATCCGCTGGGAGATTGTCGCACCGCACATGGTGCAAGCCTTGGCTGAGGCAGGCGTGCTGATGTACGACTACACCGCGTGGTCCCCGGCTGATCGTGCCGAGTCATCGGACTACAGCCTGACCTACTCGGCCAAGGAACCGTCGCACACCAGCGACGAGTACCTGCAAGGCATCCTGGCCAGCGGTAGCAATGTCGCGATGCCCTTCACCACGAGGCGTGGCGAGGCTCTGCCCGAGGAATGGAACGGGTACCGAGTCATCGACGGCGACGAGTCTGACGAGCGTCGGAACGACCCACGAGGCGTGGTCGTCGGCCTGCGGGCCAAGGGTCACGAGTGGAAGAAAGACAACACCGCTGGTTTCATTCGGGCCACGGCTTGACATCGCACACGAGAGGACAGGCATGAAGCGCGACACCATCGTCCAGATCACGGGCAAGTCTTCGACCGGGAGCCCGCACGGGCTCCTCGTGGAGGCCGAACCGACCGGAGGCTTGCGCTTCACGGTCACCGGTCACGACGGCAAGAAGAGGCACGCGGCCGTCATCCTGCCCGCTGGTGAGGTATCGGCGGCACTGGTCTCGATCATCGACCACCTCACGGAGGCGTGATGAACGCCGAGCTGATGGTCGCCATGCGTAGGGCACGGCGACACAGCCACACCGCCTGGAAGCCACGGAACCCGCAACCGCAACCGAAGGGATCGACCAAGTGATCGCAGTGCTCATCGCGATAGGTATCGCGACCGCCGGCCCTCAGGCTGACCCGTTCGACCAGCGGTCCTTCCCCTGTCAGGAGGACGAAGTCTTGGGCTACGCACCGCAGTTCGGCCCTGACCGCGTGGGCTGCATCCACATCGACCAGATCGGAGGTAAGGCATGAGCGAGCAAGCATTCCAGCACTGGCTGACCTTGGTCGACCGACTGCTGCTCAAGCACATCGGCCTGACCCACCGAGACATCGCTGACCGCAACTACCGAGACATGCACGACGACGGACTGCGTCCGTTCGAGGTCGTGTCGGAGATTCTCGAAGAAGGGATCGCCGCGCTGTGAGGGTCTTCGTCTACTTCAACCTGCATCGCAAGATGTGGTCGGTCAAGGCTCTGGAGGGCCCCGACAAGGGCCGAGTCATCGACCGCACCCACAACGTGGTCCTTCGCAACGTCAAGGGCAAGGTATCGGAAGCCGGCCGTCAGCGCGTGCTCCGAGAAGGCAAGAAGAACGTCCACGCTGGCCTGGTCGGAGAGTTGGTCTCGGCCGACGATGTCGACCTCGACGTGACCGCTCGCCTGGTCACGTACAACCCCCGCAAGTTCTCGACGTTCGTCTACGTCGATGACGAGACACCGTTCGAGGGATCGGACCTGGCCGTCATGACCCACAAGCGCGTGTACGCCGTTTGACATCGCACAGGAGGGAAGCCATGAGCAACCGAGCCACGCCCGAACAGCTACAGGCACGGCTCGGGCTCAGGCAGAGCAACGCCGCACAACCGCACCGCAACCGCAAACGAGAGATCAAGCGACCCGGCAAGGGCCACCGCAAGGCATGGAAGCGAGAAGAGCAATGACCGCGATGTTGGACCGCCCGACCACGATGACCCCGCCGCAGGCACGGTTCCAGGCTCGGAGCCTGATGGACGAGCACGGCCTGCAGGACTGGCACCTGAGGTTCGACAACGCCAAACGCCGAGCGGGCCAGTGCAACTACCGCGACCGCACCATCAGCCTCTCGCTGCACCTGCTGAGGCTTCGCTCGGCCGAAGACACCATGCAGACGATCACCCACGAGATCGCTCACGCGCTCGTCGGTCCGGGGCACGGCCACGACTACGTCTGGGCTCGCAAGCATCGCGAGCTCGGTGGCAACGGTCAGCGGTGCTTCGAGATGGAAGACATCGACCCCACCGCTCCGTGGATCGGAACCTGCAGCCACGGAAAGCAATTCGCCCGCTACCGCCAGCCCAAGAGGCTCGAGGGTTGGCGCTGCCGCTGCCGTCAGGGCAGCAGCCCCGTCGTCTGGAAGAAGAGAGGTTAGGCATGGCACCCGACGCCACGCTCGAAGAGCTGCGGCTCCTGATGTCCGACTACGACCGCCACGGTCTGGCTGTCGGACAGGAAGCCATCGACCGCATGGTCGAGCTGATGACCGCTCTCGATGAGTGGATCACCAAGGGAGGCTTCCTGCCTGCGGATTGGCGGGCAGCATGAGCCACGGACCCCGGATCGGCTCGCTGTTCAGCGGAGCCGGTGGTCTGGACCTCGCCGTCGAGGAAGTCTTCGGCGGTCAGACCATCTGGCAGGTCGAGGTCGAGAAGGCAGCGGCCACGCTGCTCGCGAAGAGGTTCGGCGTACCCAACCTCGGAGACGTGAGCAAGGTGAACTGGCACGAGGTTCCGGCCGTCGACATCCTGTGCGGCGGCTTCCCCTGCCAAGACGTGAGCCCCGCTGGACTCAAGGCAGGCATCGGCCAGGGCACCCGGTCCGGGCTCTGGGCTCACTTCGCAGAAGCCATCGACATCCTTCGACCACGAGTCGTGGTCATCGAGAACGTGAGAGGACTACTCAGTGCCAAGGCAACAGACGCATCCGGCCTTCAAATGCGAGCGATGGGAAGAGTTCTCCGGGACCTTTCCGACCTCGGGTATGACGCGAAGTGGAAGACTCTTGCCGCTGGAGCCATCGGAGCCCCACACAAGCGAGAACGAGTCTTCATTGTTGCCCACCCCGGTCGCGACTGACGCCAAAGGCACCCGCAACTCGACGGCCAACCGCACGCCGAAGGAGGTACCAGCGCACGCTGGCGACACCCTGACCGACGCGATGTGGAAGCTGTTCCCGACGCCTGCGGCTCGCGACGGCAAGGGCCCGAACCCGAACAAGCGTGAGGGAGGCATGGACCTGCCAGGAGCAGTGGCTCTGCTCCCGACACCGCTGACCACCGACTCGCAGGGTGGGGGACACCACGGCGACGGAGGCATGGACCTCCGGACCACGGCCACCCACCTGTACGGCACGTCGGAGTGGGGCAAGTTCGAGCCGGCGATCCGGCGATGGGAAGGGATCGTCGGGCGTGAGGTACCGGTGCCCACCGAGCCGAACAAGAACGGCAACCCTCGACTGAACGCAGCCTTCAGCGAATGGATGATGGGCTGGGAAGAGGGATGGGTCACCGACCTCATCGAGACCTCTGGTCGACGGGCCCCCGAAGGCAAGATCAGCCGCACCGCTGCGATGAAGATCATCGGCAACGGGGTGGTCGTCCAACAGGCCGCAGCCGCTATTCGCGACTTGCTTGCTTGACATCGCACACCCGCTCTGCTTAACTGAAGGTAAGACACGGAGATGAGGAACCGTCAGGAACCGGGGCCGATACGAGATCGGTCCCCCTGGCAGGCCAAGTCCCGAAGGCAGCAGCGGACACAGCCGCTGGGAGGCGTGCTTCCCAGGGGATGGACGTGCGACGGCTACAGCCTTAGTCACACACTTTACATCGCTCAGAGGAGAGACATGAGCAACATCCACCGAGAGGACTGGTACCTCGGCGTTGACGACGAGTTCAACGTCGGGGAGCCGGTTCAGAAGGGACCGCCAGCATGGCTACGCAACTCGATCAACGGTCCGGAGTACTTCCGGGATCGCAAGTTTCAGCGCCGGTCCTCTGCCGGTCGTGCTGGCAGGCGTCGATCCGGGAGGAACGCAAAGGCTTCGGCTCGCGGCTGAAGCTCTACCGACGACGGCACCCGAACGGTGCCACCGAGCAATGTGGAGGCAAGACGTGGTGGTAAGAGCACGCATGATCCTGCTGGGGCTCTGCGGAGCCATCGTCATCGGCAACGCCCCGGCCATCATCGCGGAGGCATCGGCCGATGTCACGGCCGAGTGCTACGCCCATCTGTCGGACAAGCAGAGCCACACGACGCCCGCTGCTGACCGCAGGTTCCACCTGGAGCGCGGTGAGTTCTCGCCCTGCACCGAGCAGGACGCCAAGGACGGCCTGCCCAAGGCATCGAGCGACAGCGGCAAGCCCAAGGAGGACCGAGACAAGAAGTCTCGGCACTGCCGGAAGCACTGGTACTGCTGATGAAGCTGACCAAGTCAGACATCGCCTACCGGGAAGCGTTGGGGCTCAGCACAACTGACCCTCTTCCCGCTGAGCTAGGCATGGTGACCCGCCGAGCGAATCGGCTCAAGAGACCCCGCAAAACAGCGAGATTCCGCTGAGAGAGAAGGAGAGAAAATGGCAGTAACCCTCGTGGACGACACCGTGCAAGGCTTGAACGCACGGATCGAGGAGCTCGAGGCCGAGCTGGCGCTGGCTCGGGCCGTCCGGGAAGCACACATCCCGGAGGAACCGTCCGTCGACGGAACCGTGATCCGGTTCGTCAAGTACAACCTCAGCTACACCTTCGCCGCCATCCGCGTGCTGGGTCGCTGGTACATCACCCAGGACGGCACCCGCTCACCCCGTCAGGGCCACGCCCCGAAGGCATGGGACGAGCTCCTGGCCTGGATCGGTGAGCGCAACTGGCACCGGATCGAGGTGCTGTCGTGAGGAAGCTGGCCTTCGCCCTCGCGATGGCTGGGATCGGGGTAGCCATCGTCGCGACCCCGCCCTACGCGGAGGCCGCACCCGGCATGTGCGCCAACCACGGCACGGGCCCAGGCTTGATCTACAAGCACGCCTGCGCCACCGGTCGCGGCGGCTGGGGCTGGGTCGACATCTCCGAGACCCAGCAGGAGTACAAGTCTCCGTCCGGTCAGTCGCAGACCCCGCCTCGCGTCAGGGACAAGGGCTGACCGTCAAGGCACGGTGCCGCGATTGTCCCTGGGAGTCCCGCGCCACCACGGCGCGGGCTCTGGGGATCGCGGTCCGAGTACACGAGACCAGCGGGCACCGAGTGAAGGTTAGGGAGGCTTGACAATGTACGTCGAGGACATGGACTTGGACGAGGCCATCGAGTGGGAGGCCGAGCTGTCCGGAAGCGACGACCCACAAGACATCATGGACCTGGAGGATGTCCGGGCCAGGATCGAGGAACTGGAAGGATAACGGCAAAACCGCAAGTCAAAGGCTAGAGGTACTCAAAGCTGCACCCGTTGACACACATGTCAACGACCATGTGTAGTATCCGACCATGACAGGGGCGGTGTGACTCAGCACACCGGCGAATCGACGGCGAAAGCCATGAAGGATTGACCGAACGATGCTTTACATGTGACACTCTGCGACAAAGGGTCGCAGACAGGGAGAAACACAAATGAAGACGGACAAGCCCTATAAGAACCAGCCCGAGCTAACACTCGCTGTGGTCGAAGACCTGAAGGGCAAAGGCTACACCCAATCGGAGATCGCCCGGATGTACGGAGTCACGAGGCAGTACGTCTCGTGGATCAAGCACTACTACGGGGGCCGGCTGACGCCGCGAGAGATCGTGCTTCAGCACTTCCCGTTCCAGGTGCCGGTCCCGATGCAGCAGGGGGTCTCCCCGTACCGGAGGCTCCGCGAGCACGGCGAGTACATGGCGACCGGTGGCGTCGGCATGGACGACCTCAAGCTGAAGAGGCTTCGCGGCTTCTACAAGAAGCTCCGCGACCACGTCCTCGAGTTCGACCCGACCATCCCGCCTGAGGAAGGCGTGAGCAAGGCAGGCGGCTGGGCGTACCGGCCGCGCCGTCCCGAAGACGGCGACCTGCTGATCCGGGTCAACGACTACACCGACCTGACCGAAGAAGGAGCAATGATTTGGAGATTTCCACCTCGGGAACCGTGATCCCGAGACATCCGACCTGAAGACCCAGACGGGGGACGACGAAATGACACTGAACATGAAGACGCAGAAAGCTACGAAACCGTGCCACTCCAAATCGTATGCCACCAACTCGCACTCGCCGCTCCCGTAATTCGGGTCTCCCGGCCAGGATGGCTGTTCGCTGAATCCATCAACCTGCTCGGTGTCACCCTGCTCCTGACCTACCGGAGTTCAGCGGTCCGAGACACCGACCCGATGTTCGCGGATGTCAAGGCCCTGCTCGACAGGGCCCAAGCCGTGAAACGTATCTTCCTCCAATCGGTCCCGGACAAAGGGATCATGTTCGGAGAGGGCTACTGGGAGTCCTCGCTCGTCTACGACGGGGTCCTCGATCCCACGGAGCCACTCGATCCCCGCGCTCAAGCGGTGGTCGACTTCATCACGAAGTGCCGGTACGTCGTTCACCCGACAGAGGTACCGGCAGCAATCCGCAAGCATCTGCACACGTTGGAGGTTGCGTCATGACCGAAGAGCGCAAGCACCGCAGTGTGTCTCAGCTCAAGCAGTACGAGAAGTGCCCCTACAGCTACAAGCTCTCGCGCCTCGACAAGGCGTGGCAGCGCCCTGCGGCCTGGACGGCGCAGGGGAGCGCGGTCCACGAGGCCATAGAGGCTTGGGAGCGCAGCGGGCGCACGATGTCCCTGGAGGCCGCTCAGGCGGTCTTCCGGGAGTCCTACCAGAAGTACATCAATGCGGCGTGTGCGATCACGCCGAACTTCGAGTATTGGTTCGCCAGCGGTCGTTACGGTGGGCGACTTGACATCGCACGCCGGTACGACATCGGCCTGGAGCAGGTCGGCAAGTACATCGACTGGGCGACTTCACACACCGAGGAGGTGATCTGGATTGCCCCCGATGGCACGCCTGGTATTGAACTTGGCTTCGACATTGATCTTGACGGTGTGCTTGTTCGTGGCTTTATCGACGCTGTGATCGAGACCGACGAAGGGTTGATCGTCCGCGACCACAAGACGGGCAAGCAGCCCGGTGACGACTTCCAGCTCGCGGTGTACGCCGTGGCCCTGGCCGAGGAGTACGGCATCGAGCCGCCCGAGCTGGGCGACTACTGGATGGGCCAGTCGGGCAAGGCAACGTACCCCTACAACCTCACGGACTGGACGAAGGAAGCCATCACCGAGAAGTTCAAGGAGCTCGACGCCAACGTCCGGGCCGGCAAGTTCGATCCGAACCCGTCCGAGGACAACTGCCGGTTCTGCGACGTGAGCTTCGCCTGCGAGTTTTCTGCTGGCTGAGTACTTGACATGACACAGAGCTACCGACGCCAGATCAACATCGAGGCAGGCAACGAGTACTACTTCGTGGACATGGGACGCCGGGACCACATCAACGGTTCCGGCAGCTACCCGTTCCCGAGCGTTGACGCGGCCACCCGGTTCGCGCAGTCGCACAAGGTTCGCGACCCGGAGCGCGAGGTCGTCATCCGATACCCGGACGGCCGTCGCTGGAATGGAAAGGAATGGGTGTGAGGAACGTCCAGATGGAGATGAACGTCGCGAAGCAGCGACGGAAGCTCACCCAGCTCTGTGCGGAGGCACCGCCGTCGCACCAGGGCTACATCGAGCACCTGATCCGACTGTTCGACAGGGACTGTGAAGCTGGCCTGCCAAGGCCCGCAAGCGAGTTCATCCCGATGTACCACGAGGAGTTCGGGCTGTGATTGCCGAAGTGATCGTCTTCGGCTTCATCATCGCGCTCGGTGCGCTGGGCGGCTGGCTCTGCTTCACCAAGCTGTAGGAGGCACATGTACACACCGATGCAGAGTCTCCGCGTCAAGGGATCGGCGGGCGACCCACTGCCCCCGGTTTTCCAGTCGCTGGAGATGAAAGGCACCCGGTTCCTACGCGGCCAGCTCGCGCTGGTCTGCGCTGGGCCCGGTACGGGCAAGTCAGCGTTCGTGCTGACGTATGCCCTCAAGGCTCGAGTTCCGACGCTGTACTTCAGCGCGGACTCCGACGCATTCACCCAGCTCAACCGGATGGTCTCGATCCAGACCGCGTGGAGCATGGAGCGTTCGGCCAGGGCGGTCCGCAACTCCGACCTCACCGAGGTCGCAGAGGAGTTCGAGGACATCCCAATCCGGTTCAACTACAACGCATCACCGAGTCTTGACCAGATCGAGGATTCGATGAAGGCGTACTGCCAGGGCTACGGGGACTACCCGGACCTGGTGGTGGTCGACAACATCACCAACGTCCGCTCGGGCGGCGGTGAGGACGACGACCCGTTCTCAGGGTTGGAGTCGATGATGGACTACCTGCACACGATGGCCCGCAACACCGGGGCCTGCGTCGTCGGGCTGCACCACGTCACCGGCTCCTACAACGACGCGGACAAGCCGATCCCGTTGTCCGGGGTCAAAGGCCAGATCACCCGCGTTCCTGAGCTCGTCTTGACATTGCACAGAGTGTCCGAAGAGTTCGGGCCCGAAGCTCTGCGCGTTTCGACCGTCAAGAACCGCGCCGGCCGGATGGACCCGTCCGGACTCGACTTCGTTGAGCTTGAGTTCATCGGAGACACCATGCAGATCAGAGACCCCTCCAACCAGTAACGAAAGGCAAGGCCCGCCAATGACCCTCGCTGATGCAATCTTCGCCCCGTGGGACACCGTCCAGTACCAGGCGGTCACTCCGCGTCCGGAGAAGAAGGTGCTCGACCTGACCGACGAGACCTACCTCCGGGTCGTCCACAAGCCGGATCGGCTGCTGGAGCTCGCCAACCAGTACCTCTCCAACGTCGACTACGACACCTTGGTCGGTACGGGCTTGTCGGGGACCATCGCGGCCACGACGCTGGCGCGTCTGCTCGACAAGAACTACCTCGTCGTGCGGAAGCCCAACGACGGATCGCACACGTCGATGAAGGCCGAGGGTCGGATCGGCAAGCGGTGGGTCTTCGTGGATGACCTGGTCGCCACCGGCCGCACGTTCGGCCGGGTGTGGGACGCGGTCCATCTGATCACCCAGGACTGGAAGTTCGAGACCAAGTTCGTCGGCTCGTTCCTCTACTCCGATGGCGGCTGGTACGACCACGACTTCGTCCCGGCCGACGACGAGCGCACCGAACGCTGGCTGATGAACAACTCCGAGTACTACTCGCAGCCGTGATCCTCGCTCGTCTTTTTGCCCTCTGGCTTGACATCGCACAAACGAAAGGAATCGACTATGCCGAAGCCCACCCCGAAGATGAACATCATCCACCAGCAGGCGCTCTCCGCGCTGATCGCGACCAAGCCGGTCTCCTGGGACCGTAAGTCGCTCGTCAAGGACGAGAACGGCAAGGAGTCCGTCGTCAAGACTAAGGTCACCCGCGACGGGCTCCGCTTCCCGCTGGCGCAGAACGTCTCCGAGTTCAACGTCGACCTCGCCGCGAAGCGGTGGCTGCCGTGACCCTCTGGCTCATCGCCATCGGTATCTGGCTGCTGGACGCAGTCGTCATCGCCGGTCTCCTCACTGGGGCGATACGTGGCCCGCGAGGACCGCGAGGTCCCATCGGATTCCAAGGCCCCAAGGGGGAGCCAGGGCGGCCATGCGACGAGTGCTGATCACCGGTAGCCGGAATTGGAAGGACCGCCGCACCGTCTGGAATGCCCTGCACGACCAGCTCAACCGGAGCCCGGAAGGGATCATCGTCGTCCACGGCGCAGCTCGCGGCGCTGACGACATCGCTGACCGGTGGGCCTGGGGGATGTACCAGATGGGCTACAAGGTCCTTCCCGAGGACCACCCGGCCGACTGGAACCAGTTCGGCGCTTCGGCTGGTCATCGTCGGAACTACCACATGGTCAAGCTCGGTGCCGATGTCTGTCTCGCGTTCCCGCTCGAGGAGTCGAAGGGGACGTTCGGCTGCATGGCGCTGGCCGAGAAGGCCGGCATCCCGGTCATCAACCACGGATACATCAAGGAGTGAAGTTGAAGCACCAGACGCTCGTCTTGGACGACGGGTTCCGCGTGGCCGTCACGACGGCAGGCCACTCGGCCGGAGTCCCGCTCGTGTTCCTGCACGGGCTCAGCGTCAGCGCCATCGCCTACGAGGAGCTCTTCGAGGAGCTGTCCTACCTCGGGTTCTACGTCATCGCACCGGACGCCGCCAACCACGGCGACAGCGGCTCGCTGCCGTGGGGCCACACGGTCGAAGACATGGCGAACATCATCGCCCGCGCCTTGACATCGCTCAAGGTCGACAAGGCGGTCATCGTCGGGCATTCGATGGGCGGGGCTATGGCGGTCGAGTTCTCCGCGATGTTCCCGGACCGGGTCCACGCCGCGATCCTGATCGACGCGGCAGCCGGGAAGGAGCACCACGAGGGCATCGCCATCGCACCTGGCCGGAACCTACCGACGCGGGCGGCTCGCTTCGCCGTGGGCGGGCTCGTGGACATCCTCGGGGACGGTTACCGGGCCATGCGCTCCCGGACGCGCAGAGAGCGTCTGAGCCTGCTTTCCTCTCTGCAGGAGTCGGTGTCCGGTCTCCGGTTCGTCCGTGCGGCCTACGCGCTGACGAAGGCCGACACGGTCCCGCTGCTGGAGAAGATGCGGGCCAACTCGGTGCCGACCGCCGTGCTGCACGCCGAGTGCGACCAGATCGTGCCGTATGCGGCCGGGGTGAGCGCAGCGGCGCTCGCCGGGGGCAAGTTGTTCACGGTCCAGGGCTTCCACTCGTGGCTGCTGGTCGACCCGGAGTTCGCGGCCGACCTGATCCAAACCGCCATGTGGGACGTGATCGCGTGATGGTCGCTCTACTGGTGGCCGTCTGGGGCTTCGGAGCGTGGGTCTACCTCTGCATGGAGGGTCTCGATGACGACGACAAGGCGTAAGCCGACAGTCCGCAGTCAGGACCGGGCCCACAAGCGCAAGCCGTGCATCGACTGCACGGCCGAGGGGATCGTCACCAAGCGCAAGGCTCCGCATCCGGGCCCACGGTGCGTCACGCACCACCGGGCCAAGAGGCTGCAACGCCGAACGCTGACACAGGAACAGCGGTGGATGGATGTCTACGGCATCACCGCCGACGAATACTGGGCGATCTACGAGCACCAGGGCGGCTACTGCTACATCTGCCGCCGCGCCAACGGCAAGCGCAAGCGGCTCAGCGTCGACCACGACCACGCAACGGGCATCGTCCGGGGTCTTCTATGCACCGCGTGCAACCGGAACGTCCTGGGGCATCTCAGGGACAGCGTCGAGGCAGCACAACGGATCATCGACTACCTAGACGACCCACCGGCTGTCCAAGCCATCGGGGAACGAGTCGTACCCGATCCTTGACATCGCACAGAAAGGAGGAACATGAGATACCGAGTCGAGGCGATCATCCGGTCGGACGAGGACGAGGCGAAGTTCGCTGAGAAGTTCGATGAGCTGATCAACGACACGTACAAGACCGGCGTCGAGGACACCGTCGTCTATGCCATCAACGGATGAGCCGCTGATAGTCCAGGCGATCCACCGGTACCACCCGGACTGGGAGCCACCGAAGGACACCGGCAAGGACTGGATCAAGTGTCTGTGCCCGTTCCACGCCGAGGAGGTTCCCTCGGCTGCCGTCTCGTTCGTGCGCCAGGCGTTCAACTGCCTGGCCTGCGGGGTGAAGGGCGACGTGCTCGGGCTGATCAAGAAGCAAGAGGAGGTGAGTTATGCAGAGGCTGAGCGAATCGCAGAAGAGCTTTCTCCGGGAGGCAACCGAGCGGTACCGACGAAGTCTGAACGGCAGTCCAGCCGAAGAGTATTTGGCGACAAGGGGACTGATGTTCGACAGCGTCAGGGACGAAGTCGACCGGTTCATGCTCGGGTACGTGGACGACCCACTCCCTGGTCATGAGATGTTCCGGGGCTTCATGGCGATCCCGTACCTGCGCTGGTCGCGGGAACACGGCTGGATCGTCGTCGCGATCCGCTACCGCTGCATCCAGGACCACGACCACCGAGGGCATGGCAAGTACATGACCGCGCCGGGGGATCAACCGTGGCTGTACAACACTCTCGCGCTGCTGCGTGAGGTCCCCGATGTCGCGATCACCGAAGGTGAGATCGACGCCATCACAGCGCAAGTCTGCGGCCTCCCGGCCGTGGGGGTGCCTGGGGCCAACATGTGGAAGCCCTACATGCGAGAGCTGTTCATCGGATACCGAACCGTCTACGTCCTCGCGGACGGCGACGAGCCCGGAGCCGAGTTCGCCAACCGTGTGGCACTGACCCTGCCGAACAGCAGGGTGATCCCGATGCCACCTGGCGAGGATGTCAACTCGCTAGTCATCAGCAGAGGCAAATCCGCTCTGCTGGAAAGGATGTCATGACCCAACCGAATGAGTACACCGAGACCGAGTTCCTCGGCCTCGATCCCGACGCCCCTTGGTGGGAAGGGATTCACGATTACGTCCACGAAGGAGAAGACGATGAGTGAGTCGATCCTGGAAGAGGCACAGCGCCTCATCCACGGAGAGCGCAACAAGAACTACGGGCACCCCCGAGAGAACTTCTCGGACATCGCAGCCCTGTTCTCCGGTTACCTCGAACGCCCGATCAGCGACATCGACGTAGCCAACCTGATGATCCTCATGAAGATCGCCAGGGTCAAAGGCACCGGCTACCACCGCGATTCGTTCACCGACATCGCCGGTTACGCCGGATGCGTCGAACGCATCTACGAAGAGGAACCCGAAGTTGAGTAAGCGCATCGTGATCGTCTCCGACACCCAGATTCCGTATGAGGACCGCCGAGCGGTCCGTGCGGTGCTGCGGTTCATCGGGGACTATCAGCCGGATCAGGTGATCCACATCGGAGACCTGATGGACTTCCCGCAGCCGTCGCGCTGGAACAAGGACACTCGAGGCGAGTTCGAGGGGTCGGTCTTCACCGACGCCGAGAAGGCCAAGCTGAGGTTCCTCGCTCCACTGCGGACGATCTACGTCGGCCCGGTCGGTGTCCACGAAGGCAACCACGATGAGCGGCCACGGACGTACCTCTCGAAGTACGCGCCGGCCTTGGCCGAGAGCAAGGCTTTCCACCTGGAGACGCTGCTCGACTTCGACGGGTTCGGGATCGACCTGCTGCCCGAGTTCTACAAGGTTGCACCGGGTTGGGTCACCACCCACGGCCACCGTGGTCAGATCAGCCTGTCGCGGATCGCCGGTAACACGGCGCTCAACGCGGCACGGAAGTTCGACACGTCGGTGATCATGGGCCACACCCACCGTCAGGGCATCCTGTCGCACACATCGGGATACGGCGGCATCTCCAAGAAGATCGTCACCGGGGTCGAGGTCGGCAACCTGATGGACATGCGCCAGGCCGACTACCTCAAAGGCGGCACCGGCAATTGGCAGTCCGGGTTCGGGCTGCTGACCATCGAGGGTCGCCACGTCAAGCCCGAGATCATCCCGATCACCAACGGCCGCTTCACGGTCGACGGACACACTTGGGAGGTCTGACACTTGACATCGCACATGGTCAGGGTGATGGAGGCTGCCGCTAAGTCGGCTCTCGTCACCTGGGGCCGCGAGGGGGGCCTGGACGACCTCGTCCAGGACCTCTGGGTGTGGTATCTGGAACGTCCTGCGACACAACGGAAGTTGGAGGAGCTCTCCAAGCCCGAGGCCATCGCCACGGTGCGCCGAGCTGCTATCCAAATCCTCACCGAGCAGGTGCTGGCCGGGAACAAGTTCAACGGTCGCAACCTCTACTCGTCGGAGGCCGTCAAGGACGTGCTGAAGGACCGGTCGAACAACCGGTACCTGAAGGACATCATGCCCACCGCTATGGCTGCTCTGGAGAAGCAGCACGCCGTCTACGCAGAGGCTCTCCGGAGTCGCTACGACGACGGGGTCATTCCCCAGGACGGTCCGTCCCAGGACGCGCTCAAGAACGCCCACAAGGCCATCACCGAGCACGTCAACATCATCGTCATCACAGCCGGTGATGTCAGCAGCGCGGCGGTCCAAGCCGAGACGCGCAAATCCTCTGGGGGACGCAGTGATCCAACTGCTGACGCCGCAATCGCACTCATCGAGAAGGGGGATGAGGAACTCGAATTAACCGACCAGGAAGGCAACGTGACAGGAACAACGACATACCGGACGGAGCTGGCGAACGTGTTCGATGACTGGATCACCCAGTCGACCGGCGACTCGTCCGAAGTACGACTCGACATCTTCGACGGGATGTTCAACGGAGACGACCGGATGGCGATGTATCGCGCCCAGGTCTTCCCCGAGCTCTTCCCCGACGAGAAACCGATGCTCATCGACAACTGGCCTGCAGAGGATCGCGAGCTGTACTGCGGCGGCGAGTACACGCCCGGTTACCTGCGACTGGTGAAAGGCGGCAAGTGACAACGGAAGTCAACTGGGGACCGACTGGCGAGATCGTCTACAACCGGACCTACTCACGGGTGAAGCCTGACGGCTCGTCCGAGACCTGGCCCGAGACGGTCGAGCGTGTGGTCGACGGGAACCTCGCGCTGGTGGATGCGAGGTACCAGCAGCCGGGTGAACGGGAAGAGCTGATCAGGCTCATCACCGAGTTCAAGATGCTCCCGGCAGGCCGTCACCTGTGGGCCAGCGGCGTGAAGAACGCCCAGCACCTCTTCAACTGCTGGGTGAGCGGGTGGACCGAGAAGCCCTCGGATCACTTCGAGTTCACGTTCATGCGCCTCATGGAGGGCGGCGGTGTCGGTGCGAACTACTCGAACCGGTTCATCGACTACGGCCCTGTGCCGCAGGAGCTCTACGTCCACATCGTGTGCGACGAGGAGCATCCCGACTACCAGGCGATGAAGGATGCCGGTGTCCTGTCGACGGAGTACGACCCCGAGTGGGCCGGTGCCTTCGTCATCGAGGACTCGCGGGAAGGCTGGGCGGCTGCCCTGGTCGACCTGATCGACACCCACTACCGCGACGAGGTCAGCCACTTCCAGCGCGTCTACGACGTGTCTCGAGTGCGGCCGTTCGGTGCCAAGCTGAAGACCTTCGGCGGTCGGGCGTCGGGCCCGCTGCCGCTGGCTCGGATGCTGATCGACGTATGCGAGGTTCTCAGCGAGATCGCCACAGTCGGTGGCTCTCTCAACGGGATCGCAGCGATGGAGATCGACCACGCCATCGCGCAGTGCGTGGTGGCCGGCGGTGTTCGCCGGTCGGCTCGCATGTCGATGATGCACTGGCAGGACCCTCAGATCGAGGAGTTCGTCCGCTGCAAGCAGGAGACCGGCAAGCACTGGACGACCAACATCTCGGTCATCGTGGACGACCTGTTCTGGACGGCGCTGAACATGCCGAACCAGGTGTCCATCATGGTCCGCGATCAGGCCCACAAGGCCCTGACGTGGATCACGGACGGCATGGTCGCCAACGGCGAGCCGGGGTTCTGGGACTCGTCCCTGTCGAACCAGGGCGAGCCCAACGAGGTCGTCTGCACCAACCCCTGCGGTGAGATCACGCTGCAGGAGTGGGAGCCGTGCAACCTCGGCCACATCAACCTCGCGGCGTTCGTCAAGGACAACGGGAAGGTCGACACCATCGACCTGATCCGGTCGCACCGGCTGATGGCTCGGTTCCTGATCCGGGCGACGTTCAGCCCGGTCGGTGATCCGAAGTCACGGGAGGTCCTGGACCGCAACCGACGCATCGGAGTCGGGCACCTCGGTGTGGCGTCCTACCTGGCCATGACAGGCCGCAGGTACTCGAAAGCGCCTCTGGACAAGCACTTCCGGAAGACGCTGCGAGAGCTCGCCAAGGAGGTCGAGCAGTCAGCACAGCAGTTCAGCCACGAGCTGCGAATCCCGGTTCCGGTCAAGACCCGGACGGTGGCCCCGACAGGGACCATCGCGAAGATGCCTGGCGTCAGTGAGGGTATCCACCCGATCTTCGCCAAGTACTTCTACCGGCGCATCCGGTTCTCGAAGGGTGATCCCCAGATCGAGGAGCTCCGGGAGCAGGGCTACGAGGTCGAGGATGACCTCTACGCACAGAACACCGTGGTGGTAACCATTCCCACCAAGGACACCCTCGTGCAAGAGGTTGTCGACCGGTTCGGACGCGATGCCGAGGAGATCGTTGAATCCGCAGAGGATTTGACGCTCAACCAACTCCTCGCGTTCCAGGCGATGTACCAGATGCTCTGGGCCGACAACGCGGTGAGCTTCACCGCCAACGTCGACCCCGACAGGTACAAGCCGCACGTCGTGGGTGAACAGCTCAGGACCTTCGGGGGTCTGCTCAAGGGAGCGACCATCTTCCCCGAATCGTCCATGCCGCAGGCACCTTACGAGCGAATCACCAAGAAGCAGTTCGAGGCTGCGACCGCTCAGGCCGTTGCCGACTCCGTCGATGAAGAGTGCGCCTCCGGGGCGTGCCCGATTCGATAACCCACCCAAGAGGAAAGGTAGTTACATTGCAGGACCCATTCGCATCCGCTCCCGCCACCGACGAGGCTCAGGCTGCCCCCGAGCCGCAGGAGTCGGCGTTCGACGCGCCGCCGCCTGAGGCCCCCAAGAAGGCCCCGGCCAAGAAGGCCGCAGCCAAGGCAGCTCCGAAGCCTGCCGCTGCGCCAGGCGAGGGCAAGGTCGTCCTGACCTTCAAGGGCGGCTCCGGGTTCGACGCTCCGTGGATCGTCATCCACGCCGAGGACCTGGACGATGCTCTCGATCAGGTGACCAACCAGGGTGCCACGCTCGGTGCGCTCATGGAGCGCGTCCAGAACGCGGGTCAGCACTTCGCGGGCATGGCACCGGCCAAGGCGTCCGGTGGCAACAGCGGTGGCGGCGGTGGCCGCTCCAACGCCCCTCGTGGCGCTCAGGAACCGCCTGCGGGTACCCCGCCGGCTCCCGGCCCGGACTGGACCTACAAGTCCGGTACCGGCAAGAACGGCAAGCCCTGGTCGGCTTGGATGCCGCCTCGCGGCTCCGACGAGAAGCCTGTCTGGCTGTAGCCGACTTGACATCGTACACGGAGGGGGCCCCTACGGGGGCCCTCTCCACCCCTGAGAGAGGAACACATTGAAGGTCAAGCTGATCGCAGCAACCGAGGTCGATCCCTACGTCCTGGAGTCGCTCGGGTACAAGCCGAGCCCCTACGAGACCGCTGGCGGCATCGGAGACTGGGACGCTGACGAGCTCGCGGAGTTCGCGGGCCGCAACTGCTACCGGTCGTTCGACCGGCCGAACCCGGCCACTCGGGAGAACGAGGACTACCTCGCACACATCCTCGAGGTCGGCCACGAGAGCGTGCTGGAGCACGCCTCGGCCACGTTCTACATCGAGGCCAGTCGCTCGGTGCTGACCGAGCTGGAGCGCCACCGGCACCTGTCGTTCTCCGTTGTCTCGCAACGGTATGTCGACCCGACGCCGTTGGGCGGTCACACGCCGCCCGTGGTGTGGGAGCTGCCAGAGAACCAGTACCGGGACGCAGCCCACTTCCTGGCCGAAGCGTGGGACTCAGCGGAGAGCTACTACAAGCGGCTCCTCGCTGTGCTGGAAAACGCTGGCCTGCCACGCAAGAAGGCCCGCGAGGCAGCACGGGCGGTGCTGCCGAACATGACCAACTCACCGATGGTCGTGACCGGTAACCACCGGGCGTGGCGGTACGTCATCAAGGCTCGCTACCACGAGGCAGCCGACGCCGAAATCCGTGAACTGGCAGGGGAACTGCTCGCGCAGCTCCGGGAGATCGCTCCCAACACCTACCAGGACATCCCCAACGAGCCCTACAGCTACTGAGAGGCGACATGAAGGAAGTCACTGTCCTGTTGATCGACGGGACCATCATCCGCACACAGGGAGAGGTCAACGTCGATCCCATCGAGAACACGTTGGTCATCACCGGCGACTCAGGTGCCTACCTGAGCTTCTACCGGCCCAACCTCATGTACTACGCGGTGTCACCGCTGGAAGGCATCTGATGCGAAAGAAGGAACTGAAACGCGCTCTGCGCGAAGCGAATCTGTCCATCGACGCTCTCGCAAGCTCGAACACCACGCTGTACGAACAGCGGGAGGAGCTCGCTCGCCAGAACCGAGAGCTGCGAGCCAAGTTGGAGACCAAGGGTCCCAACCGACCGAACCGTCCGAAGTTGGACAAGACCGAGGTCGCGTTCATCAAGGACCTCGTCCGAGCGGGCGTGTCCCGGCGCGACGTAGCGCGGTCCTTCGACGTGAACCCATCCACCATCTCCCGGATCGTCCGGGGGCAGTACCACCGATAGGAGCACCATGATCGAGCACCGGCATGAGGTAGACGGTGACAACGTCGTCATCAACGTGGTCGAGAACGAGGACGACCTCGACGGCTTCCGCGACTTCATCCGGGCTCATCTGGGCTTCCTCGGCCTCGACTCGGAGACCACCGGGCTGGACATCTACGACGACAAGTTCCGTTGTCGCCTAGTCCAGTTCGGTACTCCGGGCGAAGCCTGGGTGGTTCCGGTCGAGCTCGGGCCCCGGTTCGAGCACGCGGTACGTGAGGCCCTTGAGGCCGTCAACGGCTTCGTGCTGCACAACGCAGCGTATGACCTCCAGGTCTTCGAGCGGGCGCTGGGCGTCCCGATGGAGTCCATGTGGCCGAAGGTCAAGGACACCCGGATTCTGGCCCACCTGGTTGACCCCAGGGGCAAGGACGAAGGTGGGTCCGGTCACTCGCTGGAGGACCTGACACGGCGCTACATCGACACGGACGTGGCCGACAACGTCAAGACGCTGATGGCTGACCTTGCCAAGGCGCACAAGACGACCAAGGCCAACGTCTGGAAGAAGGTGCCCTTCGAGGACCCGCACTACCAGCTCTACTCGGGCATGGACCCGATCCTCGCTGCACGGCTGATCCAGAAGCTGGCACCGCTGGTGAAGGTCTCCGACGAGCTGGTGGACAACGAGCACCGCCTGGCAGCGATCTGCTCGTACATGGAGCGGACAGGGTTCCTCCTCGATGTCGAGTACACCGAGGAGTTGTCGCTGGACCTCCAAGTCAAGGAGAGCCACTACAACGAGATCGCACTGAACTACGGCTGCGAGAAGGTCAACTCGACTGATCAGGTGGCCGACGTGCTGGAGGGCATGGGCGTCCGGATCAAGGGCCGCACACCATCCGGCAAGCGGAAGGTGGACGACGCGGTGCTCTCCGAGCTGGTCGAGCACGAGAAGGCCGGGGAGTTCGCGACGGCGGTCATCGAGGCCAAGAAGGCCGGGAAGTGGAGGAAAACATGGGTCGACGGGTTCCTCAAGCAGAGGGACTCCCAGAACCGTTGCCACGCAGCGATCAACCCTTTGCGTGCGCGGACGGCCCGCATGTCTATAACGGGTATCCCTGCCCAAACGCTGCCTGCTGGGGACTCGACAATCCGGCGCTGCTTCCTCGCTGACGAGGGGCACCGGATCGCGTCGGTCGACTACCAGGCCCAGGAGCTCCGCGTGCTCGCGGCGCTGTCGAAGGACCAGCGGATGATCCAGGCGTTCCTGGACGACGCTGACCTTCACCTGATGACGGCCAGGGCGGCGTTCGGTGAGCACATCCAGAAGGATGACCCGGAGCGGAAGTACGCCAAGGTGGTGAACTTCGGCCGGGTGTACGGCGGCGGTGCCAAGACCGTGGCCGAGCAGACCGGACTGGACATGGCGACGGCCCAGAAGGTCGTCGCGGGGTTCGACCGGGCCTACCCGGAGGTCCAGAAGCTCAGCCAGCGGCTGCAGCGTGAGGCGATCCGGAACGGCTACATCACCACACCGTTCATCGACGGGCTGGGAGGCCGGCGACTGCCGGTCGACCCGCAGCGTGCCTACTCAGCACTCAACTACCTGATCCAGTCGTCGTCTCGCGACGTGACTTGCAGGGCACTGCTGAGGCTGCACGACGCGGGGTTCACTCCGTACCTTCGGCTTCCGATTCACGACGAGATTCTGGCGTCGGTTCCGGCCGAGCAAGCGGAGTGGGGAGCGAACCGGATTGGGGAGCTCATGGCCGAACAGATGGGCCCAGTGCTCATCGGCACCGACCCGGAGGTCGGCGGTCGCTCGTGGGGCTCGCTTTACGGGGCCGATTACTAGACATCGCACAAGGAGGAAACATGGATGGAATCAAGCTGACGCTGACCGTCGAGAACGGGAAGCGCACGGCCACAGCGGAGGCGGTCATCGACCGCCTGTGGCTGAACGAGGTCTTCGTGGACCTGGCCTACGACGCCGCCGTCGCGGCGATGAAGGAAGCACTCAAGGCAGAGGGGGTGCTTCCGTGAAAGCTGCAGTCGCACTGCCAGCCCCGGACGGGCTGACCGAGGAGCTCATGGGCAAGGCCATCTACGAGCTGAACAAGCTCGGGACGATCATGCCTCATCCGCTCAGCGGCGAGGGGGCCCTCGAGGTCTACCTCATCCCCGACGAGATGAAACCTGCTGGCGCACCGAAGGAGCTGACGTTCCTGCGGTTCGTGGCAGACCTCATGCCGTATGTGGGGAAGCGCCCATGAAGTGGATGCACGGGGGAGAGGGAGACTCCCCGGCCATCGCACCGCTGCGACCGCCGTCAACGACGGTCGAGCTGTACATAACCCTGCCGGATCAGTCGTCTATCCCGGAGTTCGGGGAGAACCACCGACTGACCGTCCAGAAGCTCGCGCTCGGCGTGGAGAACATGAGCCAGGTCGAACGCAACTGGGCGATCCGGACGCTCATCGAGAGCGTCGTGGAGGCAGCCATCACCGAGCTCGAAGAGAAGGGAATCCTACGTGGAGGATCGTGACTTCTTCGACCTGCTGTACCAGCAGTGGTCGAAAACCACAGGGGCACAGGACACCTACTGGATGGTCGAGGAGGACACCGAGCACTACGCCGGGGGCCCCGGCACCTTCCTCGTGCTCGCCGTCGACAAGGAGAACGAGCGTAAGTTCATCGCTTCATTCGAGCGAGAAGAAGACGCTGACTTCATCGCTGGTCTCCACGGCTGCCTCGCGGACCTCGTCCGCAAGCTCCACATGGCTCTGGACGAAGCCGACAACGCCGACTACGACCGCGACTCGCGGGAGTGCCGGATCGCGGAGCTCGAACTCGAAAACGCCGAACTACGAAAGGAACTCGGGCGATGACCGTACAGGCAACCAGCATCGAGTCGTACCACCAGATCAAGCCTCTCCTCCCCAAGCGGGAGGTCGAGGCCCTGGCGTGGCTGCAGCGCGGCAGGCCGCTGTGCAACCTCGAACTGGCCGGTCTCCTTGACCTGCCGATCAATTCGGTGACACCGACCGTGTTCCGGCTCCGCGAGCGGGGCCTGGTGGTCGAGTCCCACCGCGCCAAGTACGAGCCCACCAACCGCACCGTCATCTACTGGACGGCTGCATGAGCGCAGGCGATGTCTACCTCCAGATCGTGGAGGATGACAACGGTCGGCCGGTCATGCACTTCCACGGACGCGAGTTCGGCGTTCTGGAGGAGCCCCGGATCGAGTACACCTCGGTGCCCTACGGCATCTACGACCGGTACAGAGCCGATGTCCACGTCAGCATCCGGGCGGTCCTGATCGAGCCCGAACCAACACCCCCACCGAAGCCCAAGCGGACATGGGCGTCCGCGATGGGTCTCAGAAAACCGAGAGGAAACCGATGAAACTCGTTACCGCACTTGTGCTCCTGGCCCTGGTACTCGGCTTGACCGCCTGTGAGGGCGACTCGGGCAGCTCGGACTACGACGGGCCCAACGGCGTGATCTTCATGCCCGTGCAGGGGAACCCGGTCGGCATCCCGATCTTCTTCTGATGGCGAAGCACCGCTACGACACACCGCGATCCGCGAATACGCCTGTCGTCTTCCGCTACGGGGGACGGGCCAACGGCACTGGCGGGGTGTTCGTTCGATACAAGGACGGGAACCTGGAGCCCCTCGTGGGGCCCTGGGTGCCCCGGAGGCCGCGATGAGACCGGACTGGGACGAGTACTTCCTCGGCATCGCTCGGGCGGCTGCCGAGCGGTCCGACTGTGAAAGGAGCAAGGTTGGAGCCGTCGTCGTCAAGGACCGACGAGTTCGGGCTACCGGATACAACGGAGCCCCTGCTGGCCGTCCTGGTTGCGGGACGTGTCCACGTCGAACGAGTAACGCCAGACCTGGCGTCGATAGTTACAGCTCGGGAGGGACACGTTGTGTCGCAGTACATGCAGAGGCTAACGCGCTTCTCTACTGCGATAGAGAGGACCTTCGCGGAGCTGCTCTCTACATCACCAGAGCCCCCTGCGGAGACTGCTCGAAGCTGATCGACGCCGCCGGCATCGAGCGGGTGGTGTACCCGTCCGTGTGGGAGAAGCCCGAAGGGTGCGTGTGTGCGGGTCCGACCGACCCGTACCACGGCTGGTGCGATCCGTGCAGCAAGCTCCCCAAGATCGTCGTGAACGACATCGACCGCTGGGAGCGGAACGAGTACTCCGTCCGGATGGAGCCGGGGATGGTCCCCGACGAGCCCTGGCGGCTCGGCTTCATCAACCTCCGGGAGGAGGTCGGCAAAACCATCGAGTAACAAATCGCCCCTGGGCAGCCCTGAGACTGGGCTGCCTGGGGGCTTTTTTGTCGTTTCACCGGTCGGGCGCAGTCAAGCAGCGTTTTCCACAAAACCCCTGGAAAAAACAGGCTCTGAAATCGCTTCTAAGCGACTTTCTCGGCTTCCCCGGTAGAGGAGGACCGTCAGATGCGTTGCGGCAAGCAGCCACAGCGGTGGGATGGCCGCGATCACCATCGCGATGGCTCCGTGGGGGCTCGCGTGGGCCACGTTCCCCGCCACCGACACGAGCGAGCCGACGATGAGCAATGTCCAGGCATACCACTGCGTCCGGAGAGCCAGAGTCGCCGTCGTGGCGACGATGATGCCGCCGTCGACAACGAGGGGGACCATCCATGCCTGCGACACGCCGTTGGCCGCTGACAGCTCACTCAGCGCCGTGAACGACAACGCGAAGGCCAAGCCGCCGACCGCGACCGTTCCGGCCGTCGCCACTCTGACTGGGGATAGCATTTGCACTGGTGAGGGGTCCTTTCTGATCGACTTCAAATGTGTTGGATTCTGCCAGCAGAACCTGTAACATTGGAAACTATGCCACAACCGCTAAGAGCCCTGGTCGGGGCCCGAGTCAGTGTAGTCCAAGGACCGCAAAAGGTCTCGCAGCAAGCGCAGCTAGAGACCGCCCGGAAGTGGGCTGAGGCCCAGGGCCACGAGATCGTCGGCACGTTCGAGGACCTCGGGGTCTCGGCGTCTGTGCGCCCGGACGAGCGACCGGACCTCGGCAAGTGGCTCACCGACGAGGGAGCCTCGAAGTGGGACGTGATCGTCTGGTCGAAGATGGACCGCGCATTCCGATCCACCAAGCACTGTGTTGACTTCGCACAGTGGGCAGAGGAGCGCCAGAAGGTCGTCATGTTCGCGGAGGACAACCTGCGGTTGGACTACCGGCCGGGTGCTGCCAAGGGCATCGACGCCATGATGGCCGAGCTGTTCGTCTACCTCGGATCGTTCTTCGCTCAGCTCGAACTCAACCGGTTCAAGTCGCGGGCCCAGGACAGCCACCGGGTGCTGCGTCAGACCGACCGCTGGGCGTCCGGGCTGCCGCCACTTGGGTACAAGACCGTCCCGCATCCGAGCGGGAAGGGCTTTGGACTTGACACAGACGAGGACACCAAGGCCGTCCTCTACGACATGGCCGGCAAGTTGCTCGACGGCTGGTCGCTGATCGGGATCGCCAAGGACCTGAACGACAGGGGCGTCCTCGGCAGCCGTAGCCGTGCCAGGCTCGCGAAGGGCAAGCCCATCGACCAAGCGCCGTGGAACGTCAGCACGGTCAAGGACGCACTCACGAACCTGAAGACCCAGGGCATCAAGATGACGGGGAAGGGGAAGCACGCGAAGCCCGTCCTCGATGACAAGGGCGAGCAGATCGTCCTCGCCCCGCCCACGTTCGACTGGGACACCTGGAAGCAGATACAAGATGCCGTGGCGCTGCGCGAGCAAGCGCCGCGCTCTCGGGTCCACACCAAGAACCCTATGCTCGGGATAGGCATCTGCGGGAAGTGCGGAGCGACACTGGCCCAACAGCATTCGCGAAAGAAGCCTGCCAAGTCCGACGTTCCGGGACAGGTAGTCGTGTACCGCTACTACCGGTGCTCTCGGACACCGGTCAACTGCGACGGCGTGTTCATCGTGGCCGACGAGGCCGACACTCTCCTCGAAGAGGCATTCCTCTACGAGTGGGCAGACCAGCCGGTCACCCGGCGTGTGTTCGTGCCGGGGGAGGACCACACCTACGAGCTGGAGCAGATCAACGAGACCATCGCCCGCCTGCGTCGTGAGTCCGACGCGGGCCTGATCGTCTCCGACGAGGACGAGCGAATCTACCTGGAGCGCATGAGGTCTCTCATCACTCGCCGCACCAAGCTGGAGGCGATGCCTCGCCGGTCGGCCGGGTGGGTTGAGGAGACCACCGGCCAGACCTACGGGGAAGCGTGGGAGACGGAGGACCACCAGCAGCTCCTCAAGGACGCCAAGGTCAAGTTCATCCTCTACTCGAACAAGCCCCGGAACATCGAGGTCGTCGTGCCCCAGGACCGCGTGGCGGTCGACCTGGCTATTTGACATCGCCTATGCCAGGGTGTGTGCCATGTCAAATCCGGTGCCATACCCCTACCCCGTACCTCCGAAGCGGAAGCCAGCGCCCAACCCGCTGTTCCTCACCCTCGCGATCCTGTCAGGGTTCCCCTCGGCGTTCTTCCTCTTGCTGTTCGTCTCCGGTGCGACCTCGATCCTCGTCGCTGGCGGGTTCATCTGGTCAGCCATGTGGGTGTGGGTGTGGTGGGCGATGGCCGACCGCTATCGCTAACCCCTGAAACGCAAAAAAGCCCCCCTCCCAGGCCGTGGGGTCCTGGGAAGGGGGCTCTCTTGTTATCCGATACCGACTGCGTTCACCCACGTCTGGGTGCCTGCGCCGTCACCGACGATTCCGATTGTTCCGCTTGAGTTCTCGAACCCGAAGCTGATGTAGTCGCCGGGGGCCAGCATGACCATCGGTGCAGCACCGCCGGCGAAGTTCAACCGGTTCTCGTTGTCGTTGTTGGTCGAGGTGTCTTGCATACCCACGTCGCCTTCCATGCGGGCGATCAGGGTGCCGTTCTTGTAGATCGCAGGGCACCACGTCGCAGCGATGGGGATGATCGCGTTCGCCTTCACCCTTATGCCGACGATGAACGTCTTCGGCCGCTCACCCTTGTAGGTGAGCCGGGAGTTGGCAGCAGACCACTCCAGGTCACCGCTGATGTAGTCGACCGTGTCGAGCGTGTTCGACGGGAAGACGTTCGTGCCAGCCGACTTGTTGATGCTGCCAGTCGAAGCCCGGTACGCCCGGAACGTCGTGCCAGCGACCGCCTGCGGCGCGTTGTCGTTGGCTGACAGCGCCGAGATGGTGCCTGGCGTGCCTTGCCCGCTACCGCGAGGCTGCGCCTCGAAGCCGAGGCCGACCATCCGGTAGTCCGCACCCACGTAGCTGACGTTGGCGGTATCCGTCACCGTGCCGATGATCTGGTTGTTGACCAGAAGCTGGAACACGCGGACACCACCAGATGTGCCGCCACGGAACTTGATCCGAGCGCCAGCGGGCGCTTGGTACGAGATGTCCTGAGCGCCGAACAGCGTCATGGTGCCGTCGACCATGCAGCCGATGCGGGCGCGTTGGTAGCCCACCCTGGCGAAGCAGAAGCGGGAGCCCGAGGCGTTCGACCGGCCGATGGCGTAGTTGTACGGCGGGTTGGCGAAGCCGAAGAACTCGTCCTCCGAGCGCCGTGGCATCACGAACTGGACCTCGAAGTAGTCGTCCATCAACGGCTCGACGTTGTACAGGTACATCCGCTGCGCGAATGCGTTGCCTGAGTCCAGCCACTGGAGCTGGCCGTCGACCGTCGCCACCGAACCGGGCCCGGTGTTGACGACCTCGGTCAGGATCGACGGAACGCTGTTGGCGTTATCGAAGTCACCGAAGTTGACGAAGAACTTCTTGCCCGAGTTGACACTGCCCGCCCAGTCGGCCTGTAGCTGCGCGAGCGCCGCGTTGGCGTCCGCGATGTTGGACTGCATCCCCTTGAGGGAGTCGAACAGGTCCTGTAGGCCGAAGCCCGATCCGAGGATGTTGCCTGCGGCCTTCACCGTGTTGTCGACCAGGGTGGACAGGCCGTCCGCGAGGTTGGCCGTCCCACTGAAGCCGCCGACCTTGTCGGTCGGCACCGTGCCGGTCAACTGGTCAGCCGCCAGCTTGCCGTCCGTGCCCAGCTTGGAGGTCTTCCCGGTGATCAGGTTCCACCAGTCCTTGACGCCTTGGACGGCGCTGTTGATCGGTGTCACGATCAACCCGGACAGAATCTCGAGTATCTGCCTGACCTCGGTCGACAGCACCGCGTAGGTGCCGCCGAGCCACTCCAGGAACTCGCCCCTCAACAGGGCCATCGGGAGGTCGGTCAGGTTGTCGATGATCTTCGCGACCGCCGTGTACACGTCCACGAAGTCGTTTTCCGTGGCACCGGGGATCAGCGGCTTGAAGTACCTCAGGGCCTCCAGCGGCAGCTTGAGGAGCTGCTCTTCGAGAACATCGAACGCGGTGAGCACAGAGCCAATGGGGACCTCGAACAACGCCCGAACGGCGTTCTCCGTGTAGTCCTGGCCCCAGCTTGAATCACCGCCACCGAGCTCGAAAGCACCGCTGCCGAGCCACTTCTGGAGGACACCCTGGTCCGGAATCTGGTGCGGTGTGGTCACGCATTACCTCCAATCACAGTCTCGATGCCCCGACGGGGTCGTCACGCCAGAGCCGCTCGAAGGCGAAGTAGTCCAGGTGATCCGGCAGCAGGCAGGTCTCAGACCCAGCCCATGTGACCGCCACCTTGTGGTGCCAGCGTGCGTCGTACACCGACCACGCGGTGAACGTCCGGACCTTCTCATTGACTGCCGCCAGGTCGGCGGCGATGGCTGAAACCTGCTTCTGCAGAGCCTGTATGACCTCGTTGTCCTCGGCCACCCATGCGTTGCGCTTGCCGCGCTTCGTCTTCTGCCTCTCGTGCCACCAGGTGCCGAAGGGCAGCACCTTGGCGACTGTCGGGTACTTCTCGATGATCTGCATCGTGATGTAGCCGATGAACATGATGACGGCGAACAGGCCCACCCACTGCTGGGGCAGGTATTGGAGAATCTCAGTTGACATGGGACTTGCGCCTCCGTGCGAACAGCCAGTGCAGGTAGGCCAGCAGCAGTAGGTCGTAGGGGATGATCGCGAAATGCGCTGCGTTGCTGACGTACAACGACGCGCCGTATGCCAGTGCCAGCGTGACGTACAGGATCATCAGGGCGGCGTGGGCCACGAAGGACGGCCACGCTCTCGGGTTGCCTCGGCCGCTGAGCATCCACGGCTCAGTGCCCGACATCAGGGCTTCCCCGAACAGGCCGATCACTGCGGCCGCGATGAAGATGGCTCCCCATACGGGCAGGGGTGCGCTGCGCTCCAGCTCCGTCAGCGATGCCGCCGACAGCGGCAGGTTAGGCAGCAGCAGGTACATCAGCCCTCGCAGCCCCGCCTCCAGGAGGACGGCGAGCTGCAACCCTCTCAGCCCCCAAGCGGGGACATAGCGGAATGTCATTGCGGGTCCTAGTCGTTGAGTTCTTGGGCCACGTCGGGCTGCGGGATGTAGTCCTGGATCAGGCCGAGCTCTCGGAACTGGCCCAACATGAACTCCTGTTCCTGCTGGGTCATCTTCGAGACATCCGGCAGCCGCACCGGCTGTGGAGCCGGGGTGTTCTTCGACACCCAACGCGCCGCGTTGTTGTAGTTGCTTCGGGGGCCCCGGAAGGGTGCCTGCCAACGAATGCGCTGCTTGGGCAGCCGGTCGACGTGAATGTTGCCATCCTCGTCGGCCAGCCGCTCCAAGTAGTCGCGGTGGGCGAAGCCACACTCCCACAGGTGTTTCGACCACTGCACCAGGAACCCCGGATGGGTCACTGCGCCGACGCCGGCGAGCATCGGCATGTTGCGGAGGGCCCAAGCGAAATGCTCCTCGGGCTTGTTCCAGTCGACTTCTTCCTGTGGCTTAATCATGTGGCGTGCCTTTCGTTTTCGTTACAGAATGCCTAGCTGGCCCATCGCTCCGTTGAACCTCATGACGAGCTCGAAGAGCTTCAGCAGCGGGTCCTTCGGATCGCGGTAACCGATGTCGAGCTCCCAGCCCTTCGGGCCGTCAGCGCCCCACGAGTAGCTGATCTTCGACACCCGCTCTACGAACACGGTGTGCGGGATCGGGAACCCGAGAACGCTTGTACCGACTCGTGATCCGAGCCAGAAGTGGCCGTAGCCTGGCTCACCGACGTAGTACGGAGCCGCGTCGGACACCTTGATGGTGTGGGCCGTGTGCGCCCTGGTCGCGTAAATCTTCGCCCTCGTGGCGAGGAACGCTGACAGGGTGAACGCCTTGGTGGCGTTCTCCACCCAACCCTCGTAGTAGTGGAAGTCGCCCAGACCGTTCTGGGATGCCTCCAGCAAGGGGATCGGGATGGGGGAGCCCATCGCCCGCAGAGTCGGCCATTCCTGGAAGGCCAGGAAGACGTTCTCGTACAACGGCTTCGCGATTGCGTCCATCGTGCCGCCCAGCGGCGGCAGGTCGATGAACCCGCCGAGTGCCTGGTTGATCATCGAGGTGAGGAAGTCCCCGCCCATGTTCACACCAGCCGAGATGCCCTCGTTCACACCGGGCATCGACTCTCCACCAGCGACGAAGCTGGTGTCGGTCGCCTCGAAGTACTTGAACTCCGAGCTCTTGATCCCGGTGTAGGGCCCCTCCTCGAACACGATCCACGGAGCCTGCGGAGAGGTCCCCAGGAACCACGGCGTGTAGTACTCGCCGGGGAACGTCGGGTCTCCGGTGAACACGTCGACACCCTCGGTCATGCCGTCGCTCGCGATGTTCACGACCGCACGGATGAAGCCGGTCAGCCAGGAGCCACCGAACGATGTCTCCGAGCCCCAGCCCGAGTTGTCCACGATGTCCCAGACCAGGCAGCCGTGCCGAATCGGGATGAGCGACAACAGGTCCTCGAGCGGACCGATGTTGAGCTCCCCACGCAGGTCCTCGAACGGGTGAGGGTCCTCGCCCTTGAGGTAGCGCCGACACACGATGGTGAGCTGCGCGTCCTCCAACGTCGACTTCGCGATGTCGTGGAACGACTGGAAGCGCGAGAAGACCATCGTCAGGTTGGAGTTGTCCCCGATGAGCGGGAACGGCTTGACGATGTTCCTCCAGTTGGAGATGTTGAAGCTCAGCGGCATCCACTCGGTCGGATCGAGCGGGTTGTCCGGAAGCGTCCAGAGACTCGTTTCCAGCCTGAGGATGTTGACGAACAGGGTCAGCAGCAAACACCACTTCGCCGGTCCGAAGATGATCCACAGCTTCGGGAACTGCAGTTCTGGCCTCAGGAACGGGTTACACCAGCAAAGGATGTGCTTGGCCTGCTCGTAATCGTGCTTGAACACGATGTCGAGGTAGACATCCCCGTTCTCCTCACGGACCACGCGGTAGTGATCCATGAACCCGGACCACCGGGCACCCTGCTTGTCGAAAGTGACGATGACGTTCCGCTTCTCGCGTCCACGGAAGTTCATCACCCACTTCGCCATGTGGTGATCCAGCGAGAGCTGGAGAGAGGCTGTGCCGGTGTCGTTTTCGATGAACTCGAAGTCACCACCACGCTCCCCGGCCACATGCCCCCGGAGGCGCATGTCGCCGTCCCACAACCGCGTCAGGACGGGCTTGAGCCGTTCCTGCTCCCGCAGTGCCCTGCGGGCCATCGCGGTATTCCAGACGCGCTCAGCGTCTTCCAGCGACGTGATGGTGCTCGTACTCATTCCAACCCCCAGGGCCTTGTCCACGCTCGTGGGATGCGGAGCACGGCCATCTGGCCGGGAACCGCCCCGGAGACCGTCAGCTCGAACGTCGCGGACTTAGTCCACGGCGGGATCGGGTGCCGGAACCGGACACCGTTCATCCGGGCCCACAACTGCGAGCCGTTTTCCGAAGTGACTTGCTCTTCCCTTGGGTCCGTGTCGATCAGAGCGTTCTCAGCGGGCGCTGTAGCGCCTTCTGTCGCTCGGGTGACCTGAACCCTGCCGCCGTTGCCGAGAGAGCTCTCAGTGACCATCAGGGGCTGCGGGGAGCCCGCCAGGGCACCGATGAACGACACCCGCCACGGCTGGCGGGGACTCAACAGAGTCGGACCGCCGTCCACCCGGATGTTGCCGGCCCCGTAGACCGCCTCCAGGCGCGTCTTCATCGTGGCTGCCGTCGCGTTGTACGCGATGGACGATGTCAAGGAACTGTCACGACCGAGCTTGAATGTGCCGCTCTTGGGATCGCCTATCAGGCTGACGATCTGAACCTCGGCCGTCCGGAGACCGCCGATCAGACCGGGCATCCGGACACGCCGGTTGCTCAGTGACTCGTCCTCGAACGAGTAGTCCGGGACCGTCCAGATGACAGCGGGGGACTTGGGAGCCCCCAGCCACGGGATGCCGGGAACGTAGGGCTCTGCCGGGACCTGCGTCGAGCCAGGCAGAATCCACTTCACCCAGGAGTACTGGTCGGTGGGGTTCAGCCCGCCCTTGCCATCGGCCGGGTCGACCGTGATGGACAGCGTCTCAGTCGGCAGTGCCTCTTGCGGCCACGGCCACGGAAGCGGGTTCGGGTCGAACGTCGTATCCGTCTGCGTCACAGCCGAGTACACGACATCGTCCTGGTACCAGAACGGGTCGCCTGCGATGACGACCATGACTGTGCGGTTGATCTTGTTGCCACGCGGATCGGTGAACCACGAGACCTCGGGCGACTCACCGAGTCGCACCTTGAGGTAGCGGGTACCGGACTCCGGGGTCGTGATGTAGAGCTTGCAGTCGCGGTCGAACGCCCACGCCTTGCGCCACTCTGACTCCCGGCTCAGCCAGGAGTTGGGTCCTATCGCAGCGTCGTTGAGAATCTCGACACCAAAGGTGATGTCACGGCGAAGAATACGGTGATTGAGGTAACGAGCGCCGGGGTAGTTCCCCGGCTCCTCGTATACCACCTTGACGGGCGGGTCATACAGACCCTTCACGTCGGTACCCAGGTACACCCCACGGTCCCCTTCACCGGGGCCCGCGAGGGTGAACCATTCGCCGTTGACTCCCTCAAGCTCCACGAGGGTGTCCAACGGGTTACCTCCTATCGAATTGCAACGCCTTCTTGTTCTGGATGGTCTGCTGGCCTGCGACCGCGTCATCCATCGAGCCGACGTTGAAGATGAATTGCTCACCGAGGGCAAGGCCCTGCTCCAAGAACTGCGACAGCGCACCGTTGCCGCTGATGCCGAGATCGGACATCAACTGACCACTCGCCGCCTGAGCGACTCCCTTTGTGGCGTCGTAAATCTTCTTGGACATGTCGCCCATCACCGAGTCGGTCTCAGCGACCTGGTCGGTGTACTTGCCGGCGTAGTCGAGCTGCTCCTTTTCCAGGTCGATCTGCTTCTTCTGGAGGTTGAGCTGGTCGATCTGCTGCTGGATAGCAGCCCTGCCCGCCTTGTCCTTCGGATCGAGACCGTTCTTCTGGTTCTGCAGCTTCTGACGCTCGACTTCGAGCTCGTCCTTCTTGAGCTCCAGCAGGTCCTTCTGCTGCTTAGCCTCGTCGGAGAGCTTGTTCGGCATCGCGCCGCTGACCGTATTGCCAAGGGCCCGACTGGTATCCGTGGCTGCACTCGCGACGGAGTTCAGTCCCGACTCCAGGGAGCCGAAGTTGAAGTTCAGGTTCAGCTTGGAAGCGTCACCGAACACATCCTTGATGGCCTGCATGATCGCCCGAATCTTCGAGACGATCTTGTCCTCCTGGCCCGGAATGCCGCTCGCGAGAGCGTCACCCAGTGCGTCACCGAATCCTTCGACCGCACGCCAGCCAGAGCCCGAGAACGGACCCTCCTTGGCGGGGGAGTTCGGGATCAGCGCACGCGCCGCGCTCATCAGAGCGCCGACCGCCTGGCCGATGGGACCGATGCCCGCACGGATACCGGCAGCGAGGGCACTCACGAGTGCCTGCGCGGCCCTGGAGCCGATCTCAGCCAGTGTGGAGGCCAAACTGCCAAGGGCTCCAACGATCTTGCCTGGCCACGAGCTGACCTCGTTCATCACTCCCACGCCGACGTTGATGAACGTCGTGAGAATCTGCGTAATGATCGGGGCGGCAGTCGAGACCACCGTGTTCCAGACGCCCGCCGTCATCGACGGGATGTTGGCCCACACCGACGCGATCTGACCGGGGAGCTGGGCAGCGATCCGGAGGATGTTGGCGATGACGCTACCGACGATGGTGACGACACCGTTCCATGCCGTTCCGGCGTTCTGCTGAATGCCGTCCCAGATGCCTCGGAACTTCGAGCCGATGGTGATCGCGGTGTTGGCCGCGAACATCGCGACTTCCGAGAATGCGCTTGCGGCAGTGGACTTCAGGGTGCCCCAGATGCCCGACCAGTCGATCTTGTCGAACTGCTCCTTGATGAGCTGAATCTGGATGGGAGCGAAGTCCATCGGACCGCTCGCCTCGCCGTCCCGGAAGCCCGGAATCTTCGACATGTTCGACGCGAGCTGGTTCGACAGGTCGACCAGCGTCGAGACCGTCGCCACGACTCCGTCGAGCTCGGTCTTGAAGGACCTGATCTTCTCCGGGTCGGAGAAGAAGTCCAGCGCCTTGCCGCCGATGTCGACCAGGCCACCGCCGAGTTCCTTCAGCGTCCAGCCGAGGCCCTCAAGCGCACGGTCGAACTTCGACGTGCCGTCCGGGCCCTTCTCGGTGAAGTCTTTCGCCCAGTCCTTGAACGACTTACCCGTGTCGTTGAACCAGTCCGCGATACTCGGCAGGTTGCCGGTGAAACCCTTGACCAGATCGAGCAGGCCGGTGGTGAAGTCTCCAATGCCGGGAGCCGCCTGCTTCAGCGCATTCGCGATGTCGTCAATGACACCCCGGACCTTCTCCATACCCTGCGGGGATGTGACCGCGTCCGCGAAGGACTGCGCCATCGCGGCCAGGCCGTCAGTGACCCCAGGCAGGGCCTCCTTGAGCATCGGGAAGATCGTCCCGAGCTTCTCGAAGACCGGCGTGAATTGCTCCTCGACGGCCGACGACATCGTCGCCTTCAGGTCATCGAACGGTCCCTTGAGGACCTCCGCTGCCTTCTTGAGACCGTCCATGCCGAGCGCCAGCGCGGCGACGGGCACAAGGACCGACGTGATCAGCCCCGGCAGTGCAACGATGGCTGTGGTGATCGCTCCCAGCAGACCGGAGATCAGCGGCGTGACCGCCGCGACACCGGCCAGGATGACCGCCCAGCCCATCGGGTTGATACCCGAGCCGAACGACGGCATCTGAATCTTGTTCAGACTGTTGGAGAGCCGGTCGAGCATCCCCTTCTTGAAGTCGACATCGACTTCGACCTTGGGCTTGAGCTTCGCCAACCGCTGTCGGAGCCGGTAGTCGAACTCGGGATCGAGCTCCAGCTTGATCTTCTTCGGGCCCTTCGCGTTTACCGCGTCGACTGCCTTCTGAAGGTCGGTGCTGTCGCCGTCCAGCTTGACCTTGGCCTTGAGGTTCTTCGCCTTCTGGGCGACCGCCCCGGCGAACCCGTCCATGTCGGGTTCGACCTTGATCTTCGCCTTAAGGGTCTTCTCGATCCCTTCGAGCTTGGTCTTTAGCTCTCGGTAGAACCCGTCGAGGTCTGGGACGACCCGGATAGAAATCCGGCCGACTTCGACGCCTCCTGCGCCTGCCATTCAGCCTCCTTCTTCTGCTGCTTTCTCTTCCTGGCCGCAATGACCTGCGCCGCAACGATTCCGGCGAACGAGTTGGGTGCGTACTTCTTCTCGGCCTTGTTCCCTTGGGGAACCGGCCACGGACTCGGAAGCGGCGGCTTGCCCTTCCTCGGGTCCGAGTTCGCCATGACGAACATGTAGTTGCCAGCACGGATGCTGTTGATGATCGCGGCCAGTGCGTAGCGGTCGGCGTTCCATCCACGGAACTCCTGCCCACCACGGATCGCAGCCACGAACGCGGACTCAATCGGGAGATGCTTGATGTGGATCAGGACGTACTGGGGGCTGAGCGGGTTGACCTCCGAGAACAACTCCCGGAGGTCAATCCCGTAGTAGTGCTTGAGGTCTGGGACGAGATGCTCGCCGTACCTGTCGATCAGGCCGGCGAGTTCTGCGCTTCCCCCGGTGAGGTGGCCTCCAGCCAACCTTCCAGCACGCCCATCAGCAGACCGAGGTCGCCGTCGAGCTCCTTGAGCAGCTTGCGGGAATCCTTACCCGCTGCCAGCTCCAGAATCTTCGAGACGGTGTCGACCATGCGGTCGATGTCATCGAGGGTGCGACCCTCTTCCGATTCGTCTTCGGTCTTGAGTGCCTCGATGCTCGCGAGTACCGTCTTGCGGTCGTTCTTGTTCAGCCGCAGCAGGTTGCGGAGCACGACCTCCGTGCCGTCGCTGAGTTGCACCTTGAACGGAGCGAACTGCTTGTCGGCTTCCTCTCGGAGGCTGTCGAGGGTGAATACGTTTGACATAGCGGACCTTTCGTTGGGTAGGCGGGCCAATGGTGGAGCGGGGGGAGGGGAAGGCCCGCCAAGGTAAACCCCTCCCCCCTAGTCACTCGGACATCGCTCTGGGCGATGTCAAGTCAGACTCAGGGAGTCTGTACGTTCGGGAACAGGTCCTCGTTAACCCACTTGAACAGCGGGAAACCGGGGTGATCCAGGAACGTCGCCCGGATGGGCAGCGATGCGAAGTCGTCCACCGGGAGCTGGATCGCGTCGTCGCGCTTCACAGACGCCTTGGCGCTGTGGAAGCCGATACGAACGTCGCCGTCTTCGATGACCACGAAGAACGCCTTCTCGGTGGGATCGGACTTGCCGCTGACCGCGAACTCACCAGCCGTGGTGGAGGCGTTCTTGCCGTAGTACAGCGAGAGCGCGTCCTCATCGAACTGGTGCAGGAACAGCGTCAGGTAGTCGACCGGGTCTTCGGTCGTGACCTCACGCAGCTTCTTGCGCTGCCAGGTGCCCTTGATCTCGGAATCACCGCCGTCGAAGCCGAACTCGGGCATGTCGCCCCGGCTCGTGTGGCCGATGCTGTCCCAGCTCGTGACGGTCCAGGAGCTGGGGGATTCCAGGTCCAGGTCGTCCAGCTCGGCGGCGCTCGGCGCAGCCGTGCCGACAGGGCCGGTGTAGACGTACCCGACTGCAGCGGTCAACACCGCTTCGTCGTTAAGTGCCATTTGGCGTTACTCCTTTGTTGCGAGGGGGTCGGAGGCCCAATGCGATCAGTCCCTGGACCCTCCAGGAGTCCATGAATGGCGAGCTGAACTGCGTAGCGCCCATCGTTTCTCTGATTGAGTGCAGGTAGCCCTTGGGCGTCTGCTTCTGGGTCTTCACGGCGTCGTACAGCACGTCGAGGCAGTCCTCGTAGAGCTGCTCACACTCGATGAGCCCCTTGGTGTGGTAGACGGTCAATTCGATGACCGGCGTTGCGAATTGCGTCGGTCGATTCGGATGACGACCGCCGCCGATGCGTCGGACGTTCACCAGAGGGAACTCGCGGTAGTCGATGTTCTCGATCCACGAGCCGACCTTCTTGGCCTTGTCCGGAACCAGTGCATCCCGCAGCAGCGGGATCACCACCGACTGAATACGGGGGAACGTCATTACTTCACGCCCCTCCTACCCATCGACGGTGTCACCATCGAGCCGGCGATACCGGCTGCGCGGTTCAGGATGTAGAGCCCTGCCGGGGCCTTCGTGACCTTCCCGTACTTGTCCGGGTCGAAGTAGCCGGAAGGACCGTGGCCGTACTCGATTGCCATCGGGTTCGGCGCGTCCATGTACACCAACACGTCGGGATCGTCTGCGGCAGAACCGATCTTGGTCAGGTGGCCGGGACCGACGATCTTCGAGTGCGTCGTTGATGCCCGTGCCTCGGCCAGGTTGCGCCGAGCCCTGCCTTCGACCTCGCGTGCTTCGCGTCGGATCGCCGCCTTCGTCTCCGCAAGGTGGGCGACGATGTGGTTCAGCCTGCGACGGGGAATCAGCTTCGCCACGTCAGTACCTCTTCACCGTGTAGGTGATGTGCCGGGTACGACGAGACGAGTTGTAGTACGCGGGCTCACCGAAGAGAGCCCACCGCACGCCTTCCCACTCGACTTGCGACTGCATCCCGAGAATGCCGTGCTCGCGGTCGAACTTCCGGGTGAACCGGATCGTGTACACACGCTCCGACTCGAACCCTTCGTTGTCCTGCTCCTGGCGACGGGACGACGTACCGGACTGGCCCAGAACCTGCAGCCGCGCCTTCGTGGGGATGCCCTCGTCGGACGGCTTGGTGATCGTGTTGCCGTCGTCGTCGGTCGTGACGACCTGCGGGTAGACGATCACGTCGTCCGGGCAGTGATCGAGGAGGCTCATAGGCCGCTCCGATCCAGGTTGCCCCAGTGGATGCGCCAGTCATGCACGCAGAAGCACACACCGAACTCGTGGTCGCACTTCGTAGCGTCAACGTCCTCCGGACGAACCGCCTCCGTGAACCCTTCCGGGTACGGACCAGGCGGCTGCCGGTCGCTGGCGCTCATGTCGGCATCTCGAATGTCGGCGTGAGGACGAACATTCCACTACGCCGGATGCCCAGCGCCTCCCACTCTTCGGGAAGCACCTCCAGCTTTCCGGATGCGAGCGCCTGGCTCAGCATGTACGTGTAGTTGCCGTCCGTTTCCTGCGTGTAGCCCTCCGGGTTGCGGAGCAGCCGAAGGACCATGTCGGCCTCGACCTGCTTCACGTCCTCGGGGTCGACCGCGTCCAGGTTCTTGATCCGACGCTTGAGCATCCGCTCCGCGTCGTTCAGCCGCGTGTTGACGAGGGTGGTCTCCTCCTCGGAGAGCTCACGGACCCAGCGATTCTCAACGTCTTGTGCAGTCGCAATCGCCATGTCTTACTCCTCGGTGGTCGTTACCTCAGTGGGGGTCTCGGGTTCAGGGGCCTCGGCCGGTGCTGGCTCTGGCGGTTTGGGGGAGGACTTCTTGGCCCGCTGACGCCTCGGGGCGTCGGCTGGCTCCCAGCGGCCCAGCTCGATCAGGGCCTTGCCGTAGTCCTCGGTGACCTCGGCTACGCCGCCGTTGTCCTTGTTGCGAATCTTCATGCGGCCCTTTCCGTATCACCGGAGGGCCCCCGAAGGGGCCCCCCGATGTACGATGTCAAGTCAGGCTCAGGCGTTGGTGAGCTTGACGAACGCTTCCACGTCGTTGATGAGCAGACCGAACTCGGCCTCCACACGGACTGCGACGAGGTTGTGCTGCCACAGCGACACGAACTTGGGCTCTTCCATCGTGCCCAGGTTCAGGGTCGCCTGGTCCGTCACGTCGAAGGACAGACCGCCGACCTGGCCCCAGACGATCTGGGAGAAGTCGCCCTGGTAGCCGACCGTGGTGCCGGTGGCGACGTGGTCGCTCAGGATCGTGGTACGACCCAGGATGCGGCCCTCGCGGTACGGCGTGGTCAGACCCTCGTAGGTCGACTCCACGAACAGCGGACGGCCGTTGGCGTCCTTGGCACCGTTGAGCACGGGCTCAGCGATGTCGTCCAGCAGGGTCGCCTGCCACTTCTTGCCGTCGTTGACGAGCAGCGACAGCGCGTTGACGCCGATGGCGTCGTAGGTGGTGGCCGGCGCGGCCGGGGTGATGTCGACCGACTTCGTGGTCTGATCCACGAACTGGTCGAACGGGCTGTCGGTGCCGTGCAGCGCGGCGTCATCGAAGGCCATCGCGATGGCGGTGCCGACCTTGACCCGCATGGTGCCCAGGTAGTTCGCCGGGTTCGCACGAACGGTTTCAGCCGAGGCGATGAAGATCGTGGCGATCTTGTGCGGCTCGACCTGGTTGACCGTCATGTCGCCCTTGGTGATGGGCTTCATGTCGCCTTCACCGATCCACGCGGCGGCGACATCGCCGGTCCAGTGCGGAATCTTGACGCCGGTCGATCCCATCGGAATCTTGCGAGCGACACGCTGGACGATGGAGGTCTTCTCCGCTTCCGCGAAGTAGTCCTGGGCCTGCTCGGGCTCGAGGTAGCCCTTGAACATCGAGTCGCCGGTCTGCGCGATCTGCGCGTGATCGACCTGGAACGTGGTTCCTTGTGCCATGATGCTACTTTCTTGTCGTAGTGGGGATTACGCCCCGACGGCCTTGCGAAGCGCGTCGAGGATCGGGTCTCCGTTGAGCGGCGTGTGCTTGCCACCACCAGAGCCCTGGGTGGGATCGACGGCCGGGACGGTGCCCGTCATACCGCCGAACAGTTGCTTGGCTGACTTGGCCGATTCGGAGATCGACTCCTTGTCAGACCCCTGCAGAATGGCCGCGAAAGCGCGGACTCGGTCGGACGGCACCTTTGCGTCGATGCTCGTGTAGACCTTCTCCAGCTCGATCCACGCCTCTCCGAGCTGGTTCTGCAGCTCGGTGTATGCCGTGTCCTTCTCGGCCAGCTTGGCCTCGTACTCCTTGCGGACCTCAGCCTTTGCGGCTTCGACGGCCTCGTTCTTGGATGTGCGGTGCCTGGCGTTCTCACGCCTCAACTCCTCGACGTACTCCCGGCTGAAGACCTCCGGTGCGGGTGCCTGACCCGTGTCGGTGCCTCCGTCATTGCCCGGCGTGGTGTCGGGGGTCTGAGTGTCGTTGTCAGCCATACTGTTTGCCTCCTGGGCGTGTTGGACCCCACCAGGGGGTCGTGGTGTTGAGTTACGCCGCGAGGGCGAATCTCGTCATTGAAAGGTCGCCTCGTTCGAGACGACGACGAAGCGCGTTCTGCGCCTCTCGGTTGAGGTTGTCGCTCTTCGACTTTCCTGAGTCGATGAGGCGACGAGCCTCCTTTGTGGCGTCGATCCAAAACTGCTCGGCACGCTTGTAGGCGTCCCGTCCGGGCCAGTTGGCCCTGTCATAGACCGGCACCACCTTGCAGTCGCAGCCTGTGTGCCACTCCTTCATCAGGTCGTTCTCATCGACATAGGCGGCGAGCTTGTTGAGGTCACCACCGCTGGCGCGGAACACATCTGCCGCTGACTGGTCATCGAGGTCCAACCCCGCGCTCTCCGCTGAGGAGTACACGGGGCCTCGTGAGATCAGCATCAGACACCAGGCGCACGTTTCTCGACCGGTCGCTACTCGCGCCCAGCCCTTGACCGTCCCGGTCTCGGAGTCGTCCTCGACCGCCCGGATGATCTGCTTCCGACCGGCGTTCTCGACGCTGCGTACTGCCCGCAGCGCGACATCGCCCAGAGCGGACTGGGGTGCCAGCTCTCGGGACATACGGTCCCGAGTCGGCTCCATGTCCTTCACGAACTCCTTGAAGTCGTACTCGACCAAGAAGCGGGGCTGGAACGCCTTGCCGTGCCGCCGACGCTCGCTGTCATGGAACTGGCGAGCGAGCTCAGCGGCCTCCAGACGGTGCCGGTAGACCTCCGGGTACAAAGCCTGCAGGAAGCCAATCCAGTCCTGCACAGACAATCTGGGCCCGAGGAACAGCTTCCCTATCTGGAGGATGTAGTTCGCGACTGCTGCCGAGACGACCGCCTGCCTGGCGGCGTACTCTTCAGCGTTCACTCCTCAGGAACCTCCTTGGCGGCAGGCTCATCCGGGGTCTCGGACCCACCGGTCTTGTCGGTCGGGGCGTAGAGGCCGGCGAGCTGTCCCACCGGGTTCTCCTCCTTGTCCCACTCACGCATCTGCCGTCGTGTCTCGACGGAGTAGCCCATGTCGATCCGGGCCTGCTCCCTCGGGATGACACCCATGCCCTGGCCGTACAGCTTCGTGGCTGCGTCAGCCTTGGCGGCATACGTCGGGGTGCTCGGGTCAGCCCAGAGTGCTTCCAGCCGATACATGTTCGGTGGAATCTCGGCACCGGGGTTCATGACCCGGTAGGCGACCCGCATGACCTGTTCCCAGGCCCCGCCGAAGATGCGTGCCTTGCGCTCGCAGTTCATCACCAGTCGGGACTCAGACGACCGAATGGCCTCAGCCGAGGCCGGGTTGTCCGAGCTGAACGACAAGTACTGCGGAGGCAGGCCGGTGTAGGCGGCTGCCTTCTTGTCCAGCGCGTCAAGGGCATCCACGAAGTTGCGGAGCTCTGCGGCGTCGAACTGGTACGCCTTGCCCATCTCGTCCTCGAAGCCGAGGATGCGGGCGTAGTACGCCTCGAACGCCTGACGCGGCGACACCGGCTCGTCCGGGTCGTCGGGGAGACCGATCTCGGATCGCTTGATACCGAACAGGAGTCGGAGCGGCACGCCCATGAGCTCTGCCGTCGACTGCATCAGCATCAGCGTCCGGGCGGCTGCGTCGGTGACCGACCGCAGCTCCGGAGTGATCTCCGATGTTCCGTACAGGTCCGACAGCCGGTTCCGGTTGGGGATCGGTACGACCGGGACCATCTCGAGCCCGTGGTTCACGGTGGGACGGCCCTGTGTCCACTCGCCCTCGACCTTGTCGAAGTACGCCGTGGCGTTGGGCAGGTAGATCGTCGCGCCGACAATCTCGTTGCCCTCTTCGTCGTAGATCGCCCGGATTGCTTCCTTCACCTGGCGGGTACGCGGGTCGATGACCGCGTGCAGGTTGGTCGGCGGCTCGACACGGATCATCGGGACCGTGGGGTCCACACCGATGTCGATGGCCGGATCAGGGGCTGAGACCGTCACGAACGACCGGCCGTGGACGAGCGCGTCCACATGGCCCAGCGTCGACTCGACATCGAGGTCGTTGGCGCTCCACCAGTCCCAGAGCTGTTCGTCGGCGTCGGACTCGCCTGCGATCCGGAAGCCCTCCAGCTCCAGTCGGTCCGCAATCGAGTTGACGTACAGCCGGGGGTAGCCGACGTGCGCCAGCAGCTTCCGCATCTCGGGCGGCACTGCGATGCCGATGGCGTCCGGACGACGCTCGGACTCGTAGTAGGCGGTGTTGTCCGCGAGAGGCCGAATCTTCTCCTCGAATGCGTTCAGCAGCGGCTCAAGCCGTTCCTCGGGGTTGACGTTCTGCTGCTCGCCTGCGGGGGCCGTCATCGGATCACCACCGCTCGGCCGGTGCGGCTCTTCTTGCTCATCAAGTAGTCCTGTCTCGCGCCATACGCGAGGACGGCGCAGACCGCAGCGTCGATCTTCTTGCTGCTGTCCTTGCTCTCCTTGCGGATGGAAATCGCGTCGTATGTAGTCGGATGTCGACGGGCGTTCAGGATGTGTTGTCGCAGAACGGGATTGCCGTCATGGAACAGTTCTCGCTCGAGGACCGCGTCCAGAAACCGCTCACAGTCGAGAGCGAATCTCTTTGTCTGACCGCGCATGTCGAATGCGATGGGGTTGCCGGGGGTGGCGTTGACCTTGATCTTCCGCTTGAAGTCCCGGCCCCACTGGTCGACGTATGCCTCGAACTCCTTCACGTCGGCCCGGAAGCCGACCACGTCGAACCGCTGGAATGCCGACCGGACGTAGGCGTCCACGTCCTCGCGAGGAACTTCGTCGTGTGGGTAGTCCTCGGGGTTCCACGTCTTGAGGACGAACAGCATCCCGTCCTCGACCCGGCACGCCACCAAGGCGCTCCAGTCGTTGGACTTCGACCCGTCGAAGCCGAGGGTGACCCGGTCGTTCTTCTTGAGGCTGAACAGCTTGTCGGTCAGCGCCAGGCGATCCCATTCGGTGGGAGCGATCCACGAGTCCTCGTGGGCGTTCACCTGGTTCAGGAACTTGCGTCGGGACTCCGACACCGGGTTCCGGGTGTTCAGGACCGACCCGAGAATCTCCTCCAGCGGCAGCCAGTACGAGTCGCCGCGAGCGACCTGCAGGCCGTCCATCAGCTTCGCGATCCCGGCTTCGTACCCCTCCGGGTCCTCCTTCTCGGAGGGAATCTCCGAGACCGGCGTGTCTGCAGGCGCTTCCAGCGCGTCGTACAGGATGCCTGTGTCGACCGCTTTACCGGTCTGTACGTCCTGCCAGTGGTCGTATGCCTTCTCGGCCACGGTGTCGTTGCCGGGGATGTGGGCGTTGCAGATCGCGAGCTTGCGTGCGCCGGGAATCTTGGCGACGTTGCCCTCGATGACATCGTCCATGTCGACGCCGTCGTTGACGTTGCCGTCCGGACCGACGCCCCACCACTGGGTCTCGTTCTCGATCACCAGCGTCGGGCGGTTACCCTCCATCGACGCGGGCGACGAAGTCGCGGCCTCGATCCGGCCACCGACCTCCGAGTAGATGACGAACTTGTTCACGTCAAGGCCGTAGTCGGTCTTGAGGTCCTTCGAGATCATCACCGGGAACAGCGAGAACGTGTTCTTGGTCTGGTCCTGCGAGACGGCGGCAATCGTGATCCACGCCGCGTGGCGGGTCTTGCCCACCGGGTTGCCTTCGAGGTCCCAATGCGAGAACGCAACGGGGCCACAGAGTTCCGCGAGCGCGATGGCTGCACAGAGCGGGTCCTTGCCCCAGCCCTTCATGCGCCGAAGGACGCCTTCGCGGTAGGCGTACACGCCGCGCTCATCGACGGCGTACCACCAAAGAATGAAACGGGCCTGTTCCAGAGTCGGCAGGAACGGACCGCCACCGGCTGGCGACCTCACGTACTTAGCCAGCCAGTTCAGAATGCCCCAGCCGAGAGTCCTCTCAGGCAGATACCAGGAGCCGTCCTCCCGTACCTGCCAAACCGGCCCGATCTTGTGGGGCGGTTGGGGGAGGAGCGGCACCGGATGGTGATTCGCGAGGCTCACTCCTCCTCCCTTCCGTGCGATGTCAAGGCACAGACGCGACGATGCGCCGAAGGCGAGCTTCAGCGGTGTCTCGAAGGTGCTTGATGGCGTACTCGTAGTAGGTCATGCCCGTTCCCGGACACTGGTCGATGTGGTAGCGGACGTGGGGGCCGGTGCCTCGCAGGACGAACATGCCGCCCCGCGTGATCGCCATGACCGCAGCGGGAACCTCGCGGAACGGGTTCTTGGCGAGCTCCCAGACCTGCTCCATCAGGGAGTCCTCCCCGATGAACCGGCTGAACACCGCGTGGTAGATCGCCCGCTCCATCTCACCGCTCTGACCACCCGGACACGTCGTGTACAGGTCGCCCTTGGCGGCGAGCTCGATGCGGAACGGCTCGGCCGCGAGCTCCTGGCGCGGGTCGATACCCTCGCCGCCCGGATCGACGTTGCCGGCGTAGTGCCCCCGGAGTCTCATCGGGTTGCCGAAGCTGGCCGCTGCGACGAGCTCACCACGGAGCTCTTTGCGCCGCATACGGTTCCGGAGACGACCGCCGATGACGCTGCCTTGGGAGTAGTCCACGAACGCCACGGGGCCCGGAACGATGTTCGGGTCCGAGATGAGCCGAACACCTTCGGCCTCACCCTGGTCCACCGACCCGTTCATGGGCACTGCCTTGGCCGGGTAGTTGCCCAGCGGCTGCCACTGGTACAGGTCCAGCACCCGGCGAGCGATGTCAGCCGGGTAGCCGATGCCGAACGGATCGGCCTGGCCGGTGCCGTGAATCGAGATCAGCGTGGGCAGCAGCCCGAGGCGGTGCAGGTCTTCTCGTGAGACCTGCCCGCTCGGGTACTGACCTGTCCTGCGCTGGTACTCCTTCTGGACCTTCTCCTCGTCGTAGCCGAAGTACCCGTCGACCTTGATGGGCTGGCCGTTGACGCCGAGCGCGTAGCTCGCGAACCGGAGACGCATCACCGCCGTCCAGGCAGCGACCATCAGTCCGTTCGAGCCCAGCCTGAGCATCAGCGGTCCCAGGGCTGCCGGTTGTAGTCGACCACCTGGCTGTACGCCGTGGGGATGCTGTTGATGACCTGCGCCGCAAGCGGACCCACACCGGGGATCACGCTGGCTGCGCCAGCGACGACGTTCTGGACCCGTGCCAGCTCGGACTGGGCCCTTGCTTGGGCCTCCAGGATCGCGTTGACGCCGTTGACGACCTGGTCGACCGGAGCCTGCGGCTCCAGCGTGCCGTCCTTGCGCTGCTCGTTCACCTTCTTGGCGGCGACGGCCGGGGCCGACGCGCCCAGCAGCGACAGGAAGCCGACGATGATGTCACCGATGGACTCGGCTGAGCCTGCGTCGATGCCGCCCCAGATCAGGGCGATACCGATGACACCGGGGACGATGGTGCCCAGGTAGTAGAGCGTTTCTCTGAGTTTCGGGCTCATGCAGCCCCCTTCCACGCCAGATAGCGTTGTAGTACTTCGGGTCTCGTGACTTCGAGCTCCGCGATGAACCGCTGCGCGTGCTCGATAGCCCACTGGTCCCGCACCGCGCCCTGACCACGGGCGACTCGCGCAATCCGGTCCAGCTCGATGAGGTTGCCGCCTCGGGCCGCGTCCTCGACGTGGCGCTGGTGGATCATGCCGTCGCCGTTCTTGATCAGCTCGTGGAGCTGCCAGACGTTGCCGGGGGGCTCGCTGCCGTCAGGGTTGCGTGGGTCGCGGTAAATCGACTGCGACACAATGCGATTGAACAGACAGGCGTGTACCTCCCGGATCATGCGTTCGATCTCGGGGTTAGCCAATTCGTCCTCCTCTCCGAGGATGTGAAGCAACTCATCGCCGAGGGCGATGGCGCGGTTGTAGATGGCCGTGCGTTCTGCCAGGTGCGTGGTGCCGCCGTTGACGATCTGCGTGGCGACCAGCACGTCGCGGGCGTCCGATGCCTGGTTGAGCGTCGGGTACTTCCGCGTGTTCCGGACGGTCGTCGTCCAGTAGTAGGCAGCGCCGAGGCCGGCCCACCGCAGGTCGGCCAGCGACCGTGGGTTGTTGACGAACACCATCGGGTCGTTGACCAGCCCTCGGGCGTGGCACCAGCGGCCGAAGCCCTCGTAGGCCGAACGCCAGGTGAGCTGAATCCAGGTGCGTCCCTTGTAAATCCAGCGTTCCTCGTTCATCGGGCCGTTGGCGTACTCCTCGGTCGCCCGGTACCGGTCCGATTCCCAGCACGTCTGTGCGATGAACATCGCGAGCCGGGGGACCGTGGTGCATTCAGCGAGGACCGCACCTTCGCGGAACGTCGGAAGAATCTCCTGGGCCTTCGCCAGCGGGATGTCGGCAGCCCGAGCGAGGACCGACGCCGCGTCGGGAGCTGCGCTGCCGCCGCCACCGCGCTTGAACGTCGAGAAGCCGTCTGGCCTGATCTTGCGCCGGATGAAGTCGAGCGTCTTCTCGGTCGGCCGGTCGGCCTTCGAGTCGTAGGTGCCTGCGCCCATCTGGAAGTGCATCCAGTCCTGGATGCTCCAGAACCCACCGCAGAAGACGACCCCTTCGTAGAAGTCGAGCAGCTCGCGGAGACGCTCGCGCTTCGGAGACGGGTAGGCCCTCTCCTCGGAGATGCCGTAGCGGAACGTCTTGCCGTCAGCGCCCTGCCAGTTCAGGTCCATCGCAGTGCCACCGGGGTGGTTACTGGTGTCGACGGTGTTGTCCTGGGTCCAGCACGCGGAGTCGGGGTCCCGGAGGGGCTCGACGTGGGCGTGGAAGTCGCGGGCGAACGCTCTCAGGACCGTGAAGGGCGGGCCGTTCTGTATCTGGAGCCAGACACCGGGAACGACCTCGTCCCATGTACACGAACCCTGGTCGACGTAAGGCCAACCGTTCTCCGAGAAAGCCCGACCCCTGAAGAGTCGGCGTGCCATCAGCGCCCCCGGAAGAGGTCCAGCGCCCGCTTGACGATGGGGTCGATGATCCTGTCGTCCCACTTGCCGGGGATCAGGTCGGTGATCTTGTCCGACCCACGCTCCGCGCCAGCGGCAGCCGCCTCAGCGGCAGCCGTCACGACCGCCTTGGTCAGAGCTGGTACGTGCTTGGCGATCTCGTCGGCCACCGCCTTGGCGATGATCGGGATCAGCGCCTGCGCGATCAGCGCGGCGATCTTGGCGAACATGGTGTTCCTTTCGTGTACGATGTCAAGTCGGAGGCAGCCTGAGGTAGCCGTCCGGTTCGGGGTAGTGGCGTGGGGCGAACGGCTTCTCACCGTCGACCTCGAAGAACTCCCCGCGCTCATGGCGCTCGGCGTCCGCGATCCGGTCGTAGAGCCAGCGTTGCCAGCCGTCGCGAGAGCGGACCTCGGGGGGCACCATGAACGGGAATGCGATCTGAGCAGGCCGATGGGTCTCGCCGTCGTATGCGTCGACTGTGTCCACGACGATGAGCAGCGCGAGGCCGTACACGTCGTCGTTGCGTTGACCCTCGACCAGTTGGAACGACCACCCCGGTCGGTACCTAGTCCTGTCGACCAGCTCCTCGAGCTCGTCCGGATACGGAGCCGTCTGCGTGATCAAACGTATGCCCTCGCCCATGCCTGTCCTCTCGCTCCGTTACCGCCGCCACCGGCTGGGAAGCCGAAGAAGCCCGAGTTGCCACCGCCACCGCCGCCACCCGGCGCGTTGCCGTTCGCTGCGGAGTTGGCGGTGTTCGCGCCGCCGGGGTACTGAATGCCGTTGTATGTGTACGGGCCTGGGCCCTTACCCGGCCGCGAGCGGCCAGAGCCGAAGGTGCCTGGCAGACCGCCTTCGGCCGTGATGGAGCCGACCCCGGCGATGTTCGCCACCGTGGGTTGGCCTTGGTCACCGAACGTCGGGAGCCAGCCGCCCGAACCACCACCACCGCCGTTGCCGACCGTGCCGGTGATCTGCAGGACGTTCCACGGGATGTCGACGCCGCGCCGAAGGGTCACCGCGAGCCACTCGCCCGCGTCACCGCCCTCGCCGGTACCGATGGCACCGTTACCGGACGATCCACCGCCGCCTGCGCCGAGCAGGATCAGGTCGATGAGCAGGCACTCGGCCGGGATGTTGAAGGTCCAGGCCCCGACAGTCGAGAACGTCTGGGAGACCGGCGCGAAAGCCGGGAACACCAGCACATCACCCAGGTAGAGCTTGCTCGCCTGGGAGTTGCCGAAGTAGAACCGTGACGGTGTTGCGTTGCGAATGCCAGTCGGCATTTGTCACCCCACAATCACGTAGAACGTCGTTGCTGGCCTTCCTGCGCCGAGCGCGTTGTACTGCGCCTGCGTCACGACCTTGAAGTCGAGCACCGTGCTGTCCGAGGACAGCCATCCGTGCGGACCCTGCGGGCCCTGAATGCCCTGGGGACCCTGAATGCCTTGCTGCCCTTGCGGTCCGGTGTCTCCCTTCTCGCCCTTGTCACCCTTCGGACCCTGCAGGCCCTGAGGTCCTTGCGGTCCCTGGTCACCCTTCGGTCCCGCAGGACCTTGGGGACCTTCCGGTCCTGGTGGGCCTTCGGGTCCGGGAGGACCTTCATCGCCGGTCTGACCGGTATCGCCTGTGAATCCACGCGGGCCCTGCGGCCCTTGCGGGCCTTGGTTGCCCGTGTCGCCCTTGTCGCCTTTGTCGCCCTTCGGGCCGACCGGCCCCTGAATGCCTTGGAGACCTTGCTCACCCTGGGGGCCTACGTCACCCTTAGGTCCCTGGGAGCCGGTGTCACCCTTCGGGCCTTGCGGCCCTTGGACACCTTGCTCACCCTGCAGACCACGCGGGCCCTCCGGTCCTTCCGGACCTTCGGGGCCTCGAGGACCGGTATCACCCTTGAGACCCTGCGGCCCCTGCGGGCCGACTGGGCCCTGCGGGCCCGCGATACCTTGCGGTCCTCGCGGTCCCTCCTGGCCTTGGACCTGGGTTCCGGCAGACTCGTCGGGCCAGCCGTTGTCGTAGCGGTACAGCTTGCCGCCCGCGAGCCACACATCTCCGTCCGAGGCTGAACCAGGAAGCTCTGCATACGTGGGGACCTGGCCGTCGATGCGGAGGCCGTCGCCCTTGGGACCTTGCGGTCCCTGCGGGCCCGGTCTTCCGGGCACCGCGAGCAGTCGACCTGTGGTCGGGTGGCGGCTGATGACGCCGCGAGGCGTGTCAGTCGGGATCGACAGCAGGCTGCGGGGCCGCTGCTGCGACACCGAGACCTTGCCGATCAGGTTCTGAGGGATTCCGAGGATGGAACCGGTGGGGGAGCCGACGTAGGAGACCGCCGGCCGACCGTCAGTCGGGAATCCGCGCAGCCTCATGCGATCACCCCTGAATCTGGACTTGGCCGAGCGCGATGGGATCGCCGCCGAGCTCCTCACCCTCGGGGAGGAAGACGAGCTGCCACTTCGTGCGGGCAGCGATCAGTGCGACCTGCTCGGATTCGATCTTGATCGTGGCGAGTGCGCCTTCGATGCTGAAGGTCCACTTCGTGCCGTTCTCGAACTCGAAGAACAGGGACCCGGCCGGGAAGGCCACCGGCTGACCGGTCGCGTCGAGGTTCTCGAACGACCACTTGAAGTCGCGGCCGCGAGTCAGGACGAGGGTGTCGGACTCAAGCTGAGCGCCGATGACTGGCATGGGATTCCTTTCAAGGGTGGGGGGTCTATCCCCGGAGGAGGGAGCTGCGCCGAGAGGAAACGCGCTCAACCCCCTCCGGGGGTCTGTGGGCTCAGCCGGAACGCTGCTGAGCGCCCAACTGCTGAGCGAACATCGCCGCTACGTCGACCACGACGGCGTCGGCCTGGTTCCGCTCGATCTCGAGTTGCACCCGTCGGCGGTCGCCTTCGGACACGAGCAGACCGTTCAACATCGAGTTGACGGTCGCGAGAATCTGGCCGTTGGGCTTCTCCGACCAGAGGAGCTGGTTGGCGAAGTGCAGCGCCATGCGGGCGTAGGCCCAGTCGCTCGGCTCGTAGAACTGCGCCTGAGCTGAATGCGCCAGCGAGTCCCACAACTGCGAGACGACCGGGTGTGCGTCGGGGATACCGATCTGCGGTTGCTTCACCGGTCCACGCGCTGGGAGCTTCGTGACCGGGTTGTCTGTCTTGTTGCGTCGGACGCGCTGATCCGATCGCTTACCGATAGGGCCTCTTTCGCCCACTTGACACCTCCTGGGTGAAAAGCGGGCACCTGGCCCGCTACCGAGAGCCGGGATGGCGCTCGATAGGTCGCCTCCTCATTGCTCGTAACTGCCGCTTGCGGGCGTGGCCTTCTGCGGATGACTTTCTGCCGTGGCAGCGGTTGCACGCTGCCTGGAGATTGCGGCGACTGTGGTCGTCGCCGCGCCTGATGTGGTCAACATCGGTTGCCTTCCTGAGGCAACCGGGACCCTGAATCTGACACTGGTAGCCCGCTGCTTCGAGCACGGGCTGCCGGTAGTTCTCTTCCCAGTCGGCGGGAAGCCGGCTGGCGCGGTCGGAGGAGCCCCAGCTCCTCCTCGCATCTGAGGGTGAAATTTGAGTACCTCCCTAGTAGAGGCAGCCGCCTGTGGGCGGCGGCTGCCGACAGGGAGAAGACCGACTGAGAAGGAGGTCTTCGACCTCAACCAACGGGACCGCTCTGAGGCGGTCCCTTGTACTATGTCTAGTCGGCCCGCGCCGATTCGCGGGCCTCTCTTACTTACCCGAGCGCCCTGCGGGGCGCTCCCTGTCGGCAGCGGCCGGTGGGGGGTGAAGGCCGCTGCCTCCTGGGGCGGCGCTGAACGCCGCTACTCAACCCCCTCCTTAGAGGTTCCCCCTTACGTTGGGCCTCTACCCTGTACATACCTTCCTATTCCGCGTGTGAGATGACAAGTGTGGCGCGGATCACCGCGCATGGAACGTCGACCTGGGCTTTTCCCTCGCGTGCCTGGCGGGACTCCTGTGACTCAAATCTGAAAACCCGTACATGATCGGCCAGGCGCA